CCTCCTCGGAACGCCAGCGGTTACCCCATACTTCTGGGGCAACACTCAGCTTAACGGTTCAGCGCCGACCGCAGCTAATTCGGCCTTTGGTTGGGCACCAGCCAAAACTGCGATCACCACACCGTATTATCGCGGCCATCTTGGCGCGACGGCGACTAGCACCGATCCCGCTCTTTCCGCCAGTTACAACGCTTCGACAAGCGGTCCCACTGTGGGAACGGGAACTGGTGGCGGTACGGCTGGTGATTGTTTTGTCGTTGGGCCGTTAACCGGCACCTTCGCTGCCACGGCCTGGACCTTCAATTTCAACATGCGGGCCGGGACGGCAGGTTGTATCGGCCACGTCAACATGAAGATGTACCGGTCAACTAACCTTACCGGAGCCGTTGCCACTCAGCTTATCGCCAATACGGCGGGCGCGACCGTCACGCTCTCAACTACCGCCGACACAAATAGTTCGATTACCGCCTCGCCAGGACAGATAGTCCTCAACAACGCATATCTGTTTTTTCAGGTAGAGTGGCAGGAAACCACTGCCGGATCGAGTAACAACGACAACGTTTTCTTCCGCATCGGCACCGCTTCGATCACCACCGCTGATTTTGTTGCCGCCGTGACCGGCACGGTTGCTGTTACTGAGATTTCTGACACGATCGTCTCGACCGGCAGAACTCCCTATGTCGGCACGCTGGTAAAGACTGAGGCTCCCGATACGTTGGCAGCGTCTGGCGGGCCGATCGTCGGCGGTACGCTGGCGCGCAGCGAAGTACCAGATACGCTGGCGGCGACAGGGACTGGGCCTGCGGCTCCGATAGCGGTCGCCCCGTGGCCCCCAGCCTTCCCGCAACACGGCGCAGGGCAAAGTTTAGGTGTAACAAACTTTGACGCACCGGGTGCGGTGCAGCCAGCGATCAGCGGGTTGGTAGCTGTTGCTTGGCCCCCAGCCTTCCCGCAGCACAGGGCGGGGCAGACAACCGGTGTTACCAACTATACGCATCCCGGTGCGGTGCAACCGGCGTATCAGATCGCTGGTACTGGTATAACTGGCACTCTAGCGGTCACTGAGACTGCCGACACGCTGTCGGCGACAGGCACGGCCCCCCTCGTCGCCATTACCGGCACACTATCGGTCACCGAAAGCCCTGACACGGTCACCGCCGCAGGCACCGTTCAGGTACGCGGCACGCTCACAGCCACCCAGGCTAATCAGACGATTGTCGCGACTGGTGGTGTGACCGTTTCCGGCACGCTCGCGAGAACTCAAGCAAACCACACGCTGGTGGCGACCGGCACGGGCCTTGTAAGCGGCACGCTGGGGATTACCCAGGCAAACCAGACGCTCGTCGCAACGGGCGCGGTTATCAGCAGCGGCCTTACCGGCACCCTCAACCTCGCCCAGGCTCCGCAGACGCTGACGGCAACGGGCAGTGTCGGTTATGGTCCTGAAGAAAGCGTTCAGGCATCGCCCCTCATAGATTTGACGTATCCCGGTCCTTATCGGGTCGGTAATGAAGTTCATTTCGTCGTCGCGGGGCAGATCACAAAGGCTCAATTTCATCGACCCGCTGCATCGACGATCACTTCCAGACCGATGTTTCTGTATGAGACTGCCGCCGGGACACTGGTCGCCACGTCGAACGCATCGGTTGCGGAAACCGGAACGGGCTGGGTGCAGGTCGCATTCCCGTCTCCGATCCCGGTTGCGGCAGGTTCCAACTATGTAATTTCTTATGACGTTTCCGATATTTTTAGTTATGGAGGCTCTGCGCCAAACGTCACCAATGCCGCCCACGCAACGTGGATCATTGGAAGATACGGCGACATGGGGGCCGGATATCCGGCCGGTCTGGTAGCGGATACCAACTATTCAGCCGATGTTATTTGGCAACCGCTTAGCCTTCCTGCCGTTCTCGGCATCCTCGCTGTTACCGAAACGCCCGATACTATTGCCGCGACGGGCACGGTGCGCGTTTCGGGGACGCTCGGTGTTAACCAAGCGCCGCAGACGATCGCGGCGTCTGGTGGGGCGGTTGTAAGTGGCACGCTTGGTGTTCAACAGGCCAATCAGACGATCGCTGCGAGCGGCGGTGCGACAGCAAGCGGGTCGCTCGCTGCCGCCCAAGCCGCGCAGGCGGTTGCTGCCACGGGTACGGTCCGCGTATCTGGCACTCTGGCGGTATCTCAGGCCGCGCAGACGGCTGTCGCTGTTGGAACTGTGGGCGTCACGGGGGCGCTCAGTCTAAATCAAGCTCCACAGACGCTTGTCGCGACCGGCACGATCCTTACTGGGGTCATCGGCAATCTCAATCTGACGCAAGCCAGCCAGACGCTGGCGTCGGCCGGGACCGTCACCGGCTTTGTTGGCACTCTAAATCAAGTTCAGGCCAATCAGACCGTCGCTGCGAGCGGAACTGTTGCGCTCGCGGGAAGCCTCAACCGGACGCAGGCCGATCAGACGCTTGTGGCGAGCGGCGTCATCATCCCGGTTGTCTACGGCACGGCCAGTCTTGCCCAGGCTCCACAGACGCTTCTAGCGACCGCTACGGTGGTTGTTTCGGGGCGGCTCACCGTCAGCCAGGACAACCAGACACTGGCGGCCACGGCTCTCCTGGGGCCGGTTACGGGCGCTCTGGCGCTATCCCAGGCTAACCAGACGCTTCAGGCGATTGGTGTGCTGCGGATTGTCGGCGGCCTCGACCGGGCGCAAGACGATCAGACGCTCGTCGCCACTGGGGGCATCGGCAATGTCTGGATACCGGGGGTGCCGGGGACTATACCGGACGTGCCGCCCGATCGTCTGGAGACGCCGCCGCCATCCGATCGCCTTGTCGTTGCAACGGGGGATGACCGGCTCCACGGCACAGCGGCGTCGCCGTCCGTTCGCACGGTCACGACAGGGAACGGAGGGCGTTTGATTACCGTGCCCCCGCTGAGGAGGGTTGCCTAAATGGCGGACGCGTTTGGACCGATCAAGCCCGATCCGGCATCGGACTATTTCGTCTTTGACTTCACCGCGCAGATCGGGCCGATGGGGGGCACGATCGCCGCTGTGCAATGGATGGTGACGGTCGATGCGTCTTCGGGCGTCAATGATCCCACCCCGACCAATCGCATCCTCGCCGCGCCGACCTTCTCTTCGAATAAGACATCGGCGCTCCTGGGTCAGATGATCGACGGTGTGATCTATGACATCAAGGCTGAAGTCACGTTATCCGACAGTCGGATACTGTCGGATGCCGCAACGCTCCTCTGTACGTCCACCCAGGCCAACGATGTCTACATGACGGTAGGGCAGTTCCGTATCGATTATCCGGCCTTTGCCGACACGGCGAGGTTCACCGATGCGGAAATCCAGTATTGGATCGACATCGCGTGCTCACCTCCCAACGCGAGCTATGCTATTAACCAACAGCGCTGGGGCCAGTTTTTTACGCTTGGTCTAAATCTCTTCGTAGCGCACAATCTCGCTGTTGCCGACATGATGGTACAGCGGGCGGGACCGCCCGGCACCGGGACAGGACCGGGCGGCCACTACGGCTATTCATCCTTGGTTGGTGTCGGTGTACCGGCGTCGAAATCGGTAGGCGGTGTGTCGCTGAGTTACGACACGTCGATTGGCCAGGAGGCCAACGCCGGTTGGTGGGGCCAGACACCGTGGGGCAACCAGTATCTCTACTACCTCAGATTGGCCGGTTCGGCACCGATCCATCTGGTTGGCGTACCGGGTTAAAGGGAGGCACACGATGACACCAACGATGCGGAAGAATATCCAGAAGAATATCGATTATCACGTGTCGATGCGCGACCATCACCAAGAGGAAGCCGCCGCGCGCGCGGCCGAGGAGCCGCCGCATGATCCCGACACGCCGAGGAGCCGATCGCGCCAGCCGCAACCGGCGCAATCCGGTGACGCGAAAATGGCCGCGATGCATGACGACGTGGCAAAGCAATTGGCCGCCGTCTTGGCTGCTGATCTGCCGATGAGTGGCATCGATCACGCCATGGCTCAGCCCAAGCGCCCGATGCGTGGCCACGGCCAACCGACACCGTCAGCGGGCACGCTTCACTAAATGGCTCGCTCTGCCCCGCCAATCCGGCCATCGGGCGGTCCGCAAATCCCGCTGACGCCCGGCGGTGTGATCCAGATGACCGAGGATCACACACGCGAATTGCAAGCCGCGCTCGATGCTTTGAGCAGCATCGAAGTATTGATCGGCATTCCCAGCGACAGGGATAGCCCGCGCCTTGTCGATGACGCGACGACGGCGGAACCGGAGCGGCGAGAGGACACTGCTGAAGGCGGTATCCATTCCAATGCGACGTTGGGCTATATCCACGAACACGGCAGCGGCCTTAACAATATCCCCGCGCGCCCGTGGCTCGGACCGGGCGTCGAGCTAAGTAAGGCCGCGTGGCTGCGCTATATGCAGCAGGCGGGCGAGGCCGCGCTTAGCGGCGAGCCGGGGCGGATGGACAGGGCGCTGCACGCGGCCGGGACGACAGCGGTCTCGGCGGTGAAGAACCGCATCGTTGCCGGCCTCCAGCCGCCGCTCAGCCCAGTCACGATCGCTTTGCGACGCGCCCGCACACCGTCAAGGAAGGCGCGCGTGGCGTCGGATACCACTCCCTTGGTTGACACCGCACAGATGCTGAACTCGATTTCATATGTGGTGAAGAAATAGAGGCGTATTATGCCTTTACTCGACGTTAACGATGCCTTCGATCCCAGCTTTTGGGACAATATCGTTGTCGTTCGTCGCACCGTCGTCATGGACAATAACGGCCGGAACACGGTGACGGAGAAATCGATCACCACGCGCGCGGTGGTGACGGCGGCCGGCCCCAACGACTTACAGCGACTGCCGGAAGAGGAATATTTCAACAAGGCGATCGATGTCTATTCGCCATTCCGCTTCCAGGGGACATCGACCGACGAACTGGGCAACGTCGTCACGCATCCCGATCATATCTACTGGCACGGCTCGGTCTTTGTCGTGCGCGCGCTGGACGATTACGCGGGTTATGGGCGGGGCTTTATCCACGTCGTCGCGGTCTCGATCAACGCGATCGATCCGCCGCCGCCGCAAAAGGGCGGCGATGATCCGGCGGGGCCGGTTCCGACACCGTATAGCGGCGGCACGGTGCATTAGATGCCCTTTGCCGCCGACAGTAGATATCCCGGCTATCTCGGTCCTTCGCCTACCGAGACACTGCTACAGGTCAGTTGGGAGAATTTCCTCCAGGCCCACGTTGCCGGGATTATTGGCTTGCCGGGCAATCTGGTACGCCCGCGATGGCAACCCAATCCGCCGCCCACGCCCGATGTCTCGGTTGATTGGGCGGCTTGCGGGATAACCCGCGTCACGGCGAGCTTCGAACCATCCAGCCAGCACTACGGCGACGCAACCGGCGGTCTTGCGGGCTATGACCGCGTGCGCCGGCAGGAACAGGTGACTTATCGCGTATCCTGCTATGGGCCGAATGCCGGCGACAACTGCTCGATGCTGCGCGATGGTCTCTATGTCGAGCAGAACCGCCAGTTCTGGAAGCTGAATGCGGTAGGGCTGGTCGAGGCGCAGACGATCGACCACGTCCCCGATCTCTTTCGCCAGCAGTGGCGCGACCGCTACGATCTGGAAATCATCGTAAACCGCGAAGTCCGCCGGATTTATCTGATCCGCGATCTGGTCCGTGCGAAGGGCGTGATCCTCGCCAATCCGCCGGGCACTACGCAGACGGTCGATGTCGAATGGGATACCGACCGTGAGGGGGTTTGATGGCATCGCAGATCGATAGCTCTATCCCGCATGAAGGCAAGGCCTACACGTCCAACGTGCGGGATAACTTCGAGATTGCGCGCCAGGAAATCACTGCGCTGCAAGATCGGGCTACTTCGCTTGAGACACTGGTCGCCCAGTTGCAGGCTGATGTTGCTGCGTTACAGGCTGCGCAGCCGCCGACGACGCTTACCCACGATCCGGTTAACGCATAGGAGAGAGCCATGCAAGGCTTATCGGTTTCACGCGTCGTTGACGTACAGGTCAACTTTTCCCCGCAGGCCGCCGTGGCTACGCGGTTCGACACGCTCTTGGTCATGGGCGACACGCCATTTATCGACAGCGGCGAAGCGATCCGCGAGTACAACCGGATCGATGACGTGGCTGGCGACTACGGCACCACCGCACCCGAATACTATGCGGCGGATTTGTATTTCTCGCAGGTTCCGACACCAGCGATCCTCTATATCGGCACGTGGGCCAGGACCGCGACCAAGGGGCAACTGACCGGTGGTCCGTTGCCTCTCTTGGAGCAGTTGATGGCTCCCTGGATCGCGGTGACGGCCGGCGGCTTTAGCGTCACGCTCGACGGGGCAGCGACACCGACGCATGTCGCCGGTCTCAGCTTTGCCGGTGCGACCAATCTCAATGCGGTGGCGAGTATCATCCAGACGGCGCTTCAGCTTCTGGCTCCCAATGCGACGTTCCAGTGGAACGGGCAGCAGTTTCTGTTGGGCAGCGGCACCACCGGCCCGCAATCGGCGGTCTCGTTCCTCACCGCGCCGACCAGCGGCACCGATCTTTCGGCGAAGCTGCACATGACGATGGCGCTGGCCGAGCGCTCGTCCACCGGTCTCGCGCCCGAAACGCCCGTGGCAGCGCTGGCGCGCGTCGATGGGCGCGGCTGGTACGCGGCGACATTTGCTGCCTCCGTCCCGCTGACCGACGCCCAGCACATAGCCTGCTCGGGCTATCTGGAGGCGGCGACCGATAAGCATCTCTATGGCATCACCACAGCCGAAGCGACGATCCTCGATCCGTCGTCGTCGCTCGATTTGGCCAGCCAGTTGATGCTGGCCGACTACACGCGGACGGTGATCCAGTATTCGATCAACAACGCCTTCGCGATTTGCAGTTTCTTTGGTCGCGCGCTCACTACGAACTTCGAAGGCATAAACACCACGATCACCATGAAGTTCAAAGTCGAGCCTGGGGTCGTCCCCGAATTGCTCACCGGGGCGCAAGCATCGACCATCGCGTCGAAGCGCTGCAACGTCTACGTCATCTACAACAACGGCACGTCGATCAACCAAGAAGGCGTGATGTCCGGGCGTGCATACTTTGATGAAATGCACGGTCTCGACTGGCTCAGCAACCGCGTGCAGAACGATGTCTGGAACACGCTCTACACGCAGCCTAAAGTCCCGCAGACCAATCCCGGTGTCCACACACTGGTCAATGCCGCCGATGGCGGGCTTGCCCAAGGCGTCAACAACGGCTTGATCGCGCCGGGTATCTGGAACGCACCGGGTTTTGGTGAATTGATCCAGGGCGATCTTCTGGCACGCGGCTGGTACACGTTTGCCAATCTGGTCGAGACCCAGGCCCAGTCCGATCGCGAAGCGCGTATCGCTCCGCTGATCCAGATCGCGGTGAAGCTGGCCGGTGCCATTCACTTCGCCAATGTTTTGATCAATGTTAACCGCTAATCCGTTGAAAGGAGTGGGTTAAAATGGCTACGTACTCGTTTCAAGACATCATGGCGAGCATCACCGGTCCCAATGGGATCGCCAATGTCGGTGCCGGATCGTGCGCGACCGAAGGCGGTCTGACGATCACTATGGTCGAGGACAAGTCAACGATGGTGATCGGCGCGGATGGTTGTGTCATGCACAATCTGCACGCAGGCAAGGGGGCGAACATCACCATTCGCCTCTTGAAGACCAGCCCGATGAACCGCGTGCTGTCGATGATGTATAAGGGCGACACCGAGTTCTCCGGTGTCCACGGGCAGAACGTCATCTCGATCCGCGATCTCCAGCGCAACGACGTGATCACCGCGCAACAGGTGGCGTTCGGCAAGTTCGCCGATGTTACCTACAGCAAGGACGCCGCCGAGATGTCCTGGGTGTTCCACGCCGGCATTGTCGATTTTGATCTGGGCCAGGGATTACAGGTCAACGTCGCCGTCGTCGCTTAACCATCTGATCTAGCCGGGGGCTGAGCAATGCAAGAGCTTGATATCGGCGTGCGAAAATATCGCACGGGAAAACTGGACGCGTTTAAGCAGTTTCATCTGGTGCGCAAGCTCTTGCCCCTGTTCAGCGGGCTGGGCGAGACAACGTCTACCTTCTCGCCCAGCGGTGACGCTACGTTCTGGAACTCGCTTGGCCCGGTGGCACAGGCGATTTCCGATATGTCGGTCGAGGACAGCGAATGGATCATCAAGACGTGCCTCGGGACATGCGCGACGTTTAACGGCCGCAACTGGGTGCCGGTGATGACGCCGCAAGGCGATTTTATGTTCGAGGACATGGATTTGCAGGCGATGCTTCAGCTTGCCTTTGCGACGATACAGGACAATCTCGGCGCTTTTTTTCCCGCACCCCAAACAAACGGTTTGGGGGGAGAGGCTTCACAGGAAGCATTACCTTCGTTGCAATGAACGAGGAAGAGGACTGGGTGATGCGCCCGGTCCTAGAAGGCATGTGTCACTACGAGAGTTTGATCGACGGGACACTTGGTCTCTTGGATGTCGCACGCATGAACGAGGCTATGGAAATCCGCGACGAGAACCAAGCCCGCGTCCACGAGGCGCAGGAGGACGCATACCGTGGCTGATGCAAACGTCCTCCAGAGCTTCATCATCAAGCTCAACTATGCGGTCGATGATGTAGCGATCAAGCGGTTCGGCGCGGGGATCAAGCAGAGTATTGAGGGGCTAAACACGATCCGCATCGCCGCGCTGGCGGCGGTTGTCGGCATCGAGGAAATGGTCAGGCGCACGACAAACGTCTACGCCAGCCTCGATATTCTCAGTCGCTCTTCCGGTACGTCGGCCGCCGCGATCGAGCATTTATCCAGCCTCTTTGTCGGCGCTGGGATGAGCGCCGAGGCAGCAAAGGCGACCGTCAATGAATTGGGGACGGAATTTGTAACGGTCCCCACCAAGCAGAAAGCGGCAGAAGCCGCGATCAACCAGAAGTTCGACGGCGTCAACGATTTTATGGTGAAGGCCACTGAGAAGTACACCGCTGTTTTAGCGGCGGCTCATGGCGACACGCAAAACTATAACGTGCTGGCCTATGTCAATAATCTTACCGAGGTAGTTGGTGCCAAGGCGACGGAGCAAATCCGCCAATTGCATCTCAATTGGCAGGAAGCCAGCGATTTCGCCCAAAAAGTTGACAAGATTTATAAGGACACCGGTGTCGATGTAGCAAAGGCAGCGGCAGAGGCCCGCAAAGCTAGTCTAGCGTTCGAACTTGTCGGCAAGACGTTACAGATCGCTTTTACCGAATTGCTGACAAAGGAAGTTAATGGCAAGTCCCTTCTCGATTATATTACTGAGATAGCGGATAAATTACGGACGTGGCTGATTGATGACGATACGCAGAAGCAGTTCACCGGGATTTTCGACAAGATCATGGTGCTGCTGCCGGCTATCGAATGGTCGATAACTCATATCGACAAGATTATGATAGGAATGATTACTCTCTGGGCCACCGATAAGGCTCTTGGTATCTTAATGTTCTTCAGAGGCTTGGCCAGCGTCTTCAGTGGACTGTGTGCTGGTGCTGCGGCAGGCGGGGCAGCGGGCGGTGCTGCGGCAGGCGGGGCGGCAGGCGGTGCTGCGGCAGGCGGGGCAGCGGGCGGGGCGGCAGGGGGCGCAGCAGGCGGTGGTGGCGCGGTGATAGGCGGCCTCACGCTTGGTGCTGGCATCGTTGGTCTCGGGGCGTCGGTTTGGGAGCTATGGCGGCTCTATCAAAAGCACGGCTTCTGGAAGATGGGGCTGGACCCCAATGCGTTGGTCAAGCCGCCCGATAGCGGCGAGCTTGGCTTTGCAAAAGGCGGCATTGTGCCGATCAACGCGCATGCCGGCGAGATGGTCCTCCCCACTGCTATCAGCAGCGGATTGCAAGGCTTCTTCTCGGGCGGTTCGGGCGGCTTATTCAGTACATCGCGTCGGATGCTCGACAGCTTTGTCGCGTGGTTTACCGGTGACAATTCTTATAAGCCGCAAGCGGAACTGGGCGAAGATACCCTGGACCACATGCAAGACGCGATGCTGGAAGTATTAAGGGACGTTAATATCGCGCGCGGTGGTGACGATGCCGGTAGTAGCGGTGACCGGCCTAGCGGCCCTAGCGGGCCTAGTACCGGCGGCCCGGCCGGTAGTCCAGGTCACATGGACCCGATGGCTCCCGCCGGAACACCAGCGTCACACAAGAACACGACGGTCGTTACTTCCACGTCAGGTGCCAAATTTGAAGTTGCTTCCGAATTTGCCGAAAACTTCAAGGGCTTCATCGATGAATACGAGAAGCGCGGCGGTGTCATAGGACCGGCGCATGGTGGTGTCGGAGAGCGTCCCGGCAATGCCAGCTACCATCCCTTGGGTCGTGCGATCGATGTCAACCAGATCGGTTACGGGATACGCGGAGGCGGAAAAACGCTGCCGGTGGTAGAGGAAAACGAGCTTGCGAAATCCTGGGGGCTTTACCCAGGCGACCTATTTCACAACCGCAAGGACACCGGGCATTTTGAAGTGCGCGATGCTGAACTGGCGCGCGAGGCCATTCGCCGTCGCAAGGCCGCAGCGGAAGCAAAGCCGGCACCGGCTGCACCGTCAGCCGAAGTTGTCAAGCCTGCCGTTGCCAAGGTTACTGCAACCGTTACCAAAGCGGCTGCTGAGAGCGTCAAAGCTGTTGCTGACGCGTTTGTGCCTGACCCATCGCACGGCGTCCCCGATCGCGATAAGGAATTGGTTGAGGGCGGAAAGTCTTATCCGCCAGGAGTTCTCTCTCCTAGCGAACTTAAAAAATGGCATGAATACAGCGAGAAGGAAAAAGCCGCCCAAGGCGGTAAGCAATCGGATGCCGGCAGGACGCTCGCTACCACTGTTGCCAAGATTGCCGCCACAGCCAAGACGCACGCAGACGGTTTCCGCGTCGCTGCCGCACGCGCCGTCACTCACGCGGCTACTATGCACGTCTCAACGCCGTTGGGCGCACACTCCACGCGCACTGTCCGCGTCGATGCGCGACACGAGCAGCATATTTACGTCCACGGTAACGATAGCCCCACTGCCACTGCTACGGCGGTGCAGACGGCGCAGAACTCGGCTAATTCACGCTTTGTCAGTGATTTGACGCGGAAGGTTGCCTAATGGCTGAGAGCGTCCTCCAGAGCTTTGTCATCCGGCTGACTTATGCCGTTGATGAAGTCTCGTCGCGGAAATTCCAGCAGGGCATCCAGCAGGGCGTCCAGGGGCTGAATGGTGTCCGGATTGCGGCTCTGGCCGCGATCGTCGGCATCGAGGAGATGGTGCGGCGGACCACCAACGCTTACGCGCCTCTCGATTATCTCGCGAAATCCAGCGGCACGACGGCCTCTGCGATTGATCGGCTGGGTAATCTCTTTATCGGCGCTGGGATGAGCGCCGCGCAAGCGCAGGGAACGATCAATAGCTTGGGTATGGAATTTCAGACCATACCCGGTCGAATGTCGAATGCCGCCAATCTTGTTGGTGATTTCGGCGGTAATGTCACCGTGTTTATGGAGAAGGCACGGGACAAGCTCGAAGCGATCGTCAATGCAGCAGGCGGTGATTGGCAATCGGAGTCCGTACAGAAATTCCTGTACGAATTATCGACTGCTACAAACGATCAGACAAAAGAACAAATTCGTCAGCTTGAACTTCAGAAGGCTGCATCCCTTAAATTTGCCAATGAAATCGATGAGTCTTGGAAGAAGCTGAAGACTACGCCGGAAGAGGCCGCTGCCGCCTCTGCCAAGGCCAATCGAGAATTAGAACTGCTTGGCAAGACGCTGAACATTGCCTTTCTCGAACTTCTTACCAAAAAGGATGATAAAGGCAATTCTCTTCTCGGGACCATTGTCAAGATAGCAGACGCATTTCAGCAATGGCTGATCAATCCCGAGACGCAAAAACAATTCACTGCGATGTTCGAGCGCTTGATGACGATGATGCCCACGATCGAGAAATCGCTGGATCATCTCGGACCTATTGTTGAAGCATTTCTGCTCATCTGGGTGGGTAGCAAAGCCCTGGCAATGCTGGGCTTCTTTGGCCAATGGCGGGCTTCTGTCTTAGGGGTGCTCGGCCCGCTGACGGCGCTCTCCGCTGCGGTGCTCTTTCTCCCTGACAAATTCCTGACGCCAGAGCAGCAGAAAGTGCGCAAGGAGAAATTCGACGACTTCCGGAAGTGGATCAACCGGGGGTTCACCGGGGCCAAGGAGGGAGAAGAAAAGCTCCCGCCCATAGCGCCGTCTGGGCAACCCACGCCGCAGCCGTTGGGACCGCCCAGGAAGCATACGGTTGGCGATCCCCTGAACTGGCTAGGGGGGATATGGCAGAAGCTCAAGGAGGACTACGGTAAGGTCGGGCCGGGAAGCCGGATACAGCCGCTCCAGCGCCTCCAGAATGGGCAACCGGGTTCTGCCGCCTACGAGCGCTACGAGCGCGCCTATAATGCCCGTATGAAGCGGCTGGGCTTCCAGCACGGCGGTATCGTGCCGATCAATGCCCACGCGGGCGAGATGGTGCTGCCCACCGCTATCAGCCAAGGGCTGCAATCCTTCTTCTCGGGTGGCAGCGGCGGATTATTTGATACGTCGCGCCGGCTGCTCGATCAGTTTGTCTCATGGTTTGCCGGTGACACGTCCTACAAACCGCAATTGGAACTTGGTGACGATACCGTAGACCGGTGGAAGGACTCGTTTAAGGATGCGCTACATGACGCCGGGATCGGTCCCGGCAGTGGCAGGCCGCCCAGGAATGCTCCAGGCGGCCCAGGCGGTCCAGGCGGTCCAGGCGGCAGCAGCGGTCCCGACACTACGTTGACCGGGCCGAGCGGTGCGATCAACGACAAGGGGAACTTTGCCGCAGTCGCCGTCAACGAGATGCGTAAGGCCGGTTGGACCGAAGCCGCCATCAAAGCCACGCTAGCGGTTGGCTTGGGCGAGGGTGGCTGGACCCAATCATGGGCACCATCGGGCATCAAAGGAGAGGCGAGCTTTGGGCCGTACCAATTCTTCGCTGGCGGCGAGCTACCGGGCTATTTGAAGTGGGCAAAAGAAAACGGAGTGAAAGAACCGACAAAGGATGTTGCGGCGCAGACGCGCTATTTTATGAAGCGTGCGAATGAAATAACCCACGGGGCCTACGGTAAAAGCACCGATGTTGGTGCTGCCAGAGCAAGCATTCGCGGCACTTGGCACGGTTCGCAATCGCAACCGATGTCGGAAGTGGAACAGACCTATCAGCGGGCCAATGCCGGGATTACGCCGGATGTACCGCCCACCGCTCCCGCTCCCGGTGCTGCCGCCGCGCCCAGCACGGGCACCGGTTTTGGTTCGCTCATGGTGGCGATCGGAGACTCGATTGCGGATGGTGTCGATACAGTATTGGGCTTACATGGGGGTGCAGGCAAATTTGCCGATGCGGTTGGCGGCACCACGCCAAAGCAGATTTATGAGCGCATCCACGCGCACATAAAAGATTACGCCGGTAAGTCGATCGCGCTGGCTAGCGGCAGCAATCCCAATGCGGGCTTTGATCCATCTCAGATGGAGGCCGTCAAAAAGACGGTGCAGGAACTGCACGATGTTGGAGCGAACGTCGTCCTTGTGGGCGTTGGTGCCGGTGTCAAGGATGCAGCGAAGATCAACGCGCAACTCGGTACAATGGCCAAAGAATTTCACTACGGCTTTACCGGCGAACTGGAGGGGACGCAGCGTCGTGGCGGCGTCGTCCATCCCGATGATTACCACAAGACGATCGAGCAAATTAAGCGGGCAGGGCAACAGGTGTCGTCAGCGACGTGGGGGGCTGATGCTGCCAGTCGCATCTGGGGCAACAAATCGCAGCAGCATGTCGTGGTGAAGAATGACACGCATGTCCACGTCGCCGGCAATGAAGGCAGGACGCCGACAAGCAAACAGAAGACAGCAATCTATGATCGTGATTGGCCCCTGACTATGCGGTGGGCCGGCCGGACCCCGGTGGCATGATGCCTGACTGGCTCACACCCACAGCCGAAGCGGAGGCGTGGCACAGCCTCGCCAACCAGATACAGCCGTCGAGCGGCCCCTATTCGGGCGGCTTCAAAGAGGGCAGTGCCAAAGGCGACACCAAAAATCCCAATAATTCGCAGTGGATGCGGCGGATCAGTCTGGTTGTCTATAAACCCGCCGGCACAACGCCCACAACATCCGCCGCCAAAAGCACCACCACGCCCAGCACACAGGCCAACGCTGGCCCCGGCACGATCGGGATCGGTGGAGCCTCGGTGGTCCCTTTCTCACGCGCGGCAGCACGGGACAGCAGCGGCAGCAGCGGAAGTTCGAGTTCCGGTAGTTCCGGTAGTTCCGGTAGTTCCGGTAGTTCCGGTAGTGCCAGCGGGGGGATCGAGCTTGGTGCGCTGCGTGTCGAGTTTAACGTCAACAAGGCGACGAACTCGTCGCCCAATTTGCTCGATGCTAAAGTCTACAATCTCTCCCCGGCAACGATGCAGAAGATCAATCTGTTTACCCGTGTCCAGCTTAGCGCGGGCTACTGGTACGGCGATTTTGGCATCATCTTTGACGGGACCGTCGTGCAATACCGGCGCGCACGTGAAAGCCCGACCGATACTTATCTCGAAATCCTTGCCGGTGACGAAGATAGTACGGCGGGGGCTTTTACCTTCAAGCGCTTTGAAATCGGCACCAAGGAAAGCGATGTCGTTCAGCATCTGGTGAAGGACACCAAACTTCCGGCGGGATATGTCAGCGACAAGATCGGGACCGAAAAGCTGCAACGCCCGCTGACGCTGGCCGGTCCGACCATGCAGTATCTCCGCGAGATAATGCAGAAGTACGGTGGGAATGTTTACGCCGACAACGGCAAGCTCTTTATCGTTGAGCAGGCTGGATATCGGCCCGGTGATGCTGTCGTCCTCAGTCCGAAGACCGGGCTGGTTGGCATCCCCGAATTGACACCGCAGGGCCTTCAGTGTCGCTGCCTGCTCAATCCCAAGATACAAATCGGCGGCAAGATAAAGCTCGATGCCGAACTCATTTCGGGCATTCCCTATATTCCCGGTACACAAGACACGCAAATGACTGGTGCTGAAGGCGCAGGGTTCAGAAACGCCAAGGGCGCGAGCGGCCCCGCTGGGATTGCGGCAGGGGCTTCAATTCCGGAAATTGTGTCAAAGACTGGTCTCTACAAAGTCATGATGTTGGAAATTACCGGCGATACGCGCGGCCATCCCTGGTACTGCGACATGATCTGTCTTGCCACTGACGCCAACGGCAAGGTCGATCAAACGACATCCGGTTCAGTATTCAGGCGTGCTGCGTCAAGGGCAGTTACCGCGAAATGATAAGGGCCTAAAAGATGGCAGCAGTTCCTCCAGGCGGCGGCCCCGGCTTTGGTATCAGCGGCGGTGTCAACTTTGGTATCAGCGGCGGTGTCAACTTTGGCGGCGGCGGTGGTGTCGGTGTGCGTGTCGGCCCAGGTGGCATTGGCATCAGCGGCGGTGTCGGCATCGGTGGTGCCAATATCGGCATCAGCGGCGGCCTCGGCCCCGGTGGCTTTGGTCTTAGTGGTCGCATCGGCATTGGTGGTGTCGGTCTCTCGATATCAGCCGGTGGCTTTATGCCGGCGCTGATCTTGCCGCGTCGCCGATCGATCGGCGGCATTATGGCTCAGGTTACCATCGAAGTGCAGCATACAGATGAAGTACAGATAACCGATCACCCCATTGAACAGGGCGCTCCGATATCGGATCACGCGTTCAAACGCCCGATATCGGTCAATATCAATGCGGGCTGGTCAACCGCTTGGGCCTATGATCTGTCGGCCGAGACCGGAATATACGGACTGCTGCTGGCACTTCAGGCATCGTTCCTGCCGTTCGATCTGGTCACCGGCAAGCGGACGTATCCCAACATGCTGATCGAGCGGCTGATCGTGACGACCGATCAGCATAGCGAATTTGCGCTAATGGCGCAGATCGGTTGCCGGCAAGTGATCATTGTCAAAACTTCAACGACATCGGTGTCAAAAACCGCGTCCGATGATCCGAATGCTCATAAGGACGGTGGGACCACGCCCGATAAGCCTCAGGGGGATAAACCGACGACGCCATTGCCGACCGGCGATAACACTGTCAGCGGCGATAACACGGCCAATTCAACTGCCGGGGATGCGGTGCAGCGACAAGCTGACAGAGATGACTCCGGTGCTATGGAAGACGGCGGTAAGGGTAATCTCGACAGCAAGGGGATCATCCTCGGCGGCCCCCAAGGCTCCTCGGCATTCTGATGGCAACGATCGCCGAAATCCCCACCCTCGCAGGGCAACCGTTCTCCGAGAACGTGACGTGGGACGGTGTCGCCTATGCCTTGCAGTTCAAATGGAACCCGAGCATCCAGGCCTGGATGCTCGATATTTCTGACACGGCCGGCGTGCCGCTCCTCATGGGGCTAGCGCTGGTCACCGGCTGCGACGTGCTGGAGCAGTTTATCTATCTGCCGTTGGGCGCACACACCGCGATCACGGTGATGACGATCGGCCCCGGTATCTCGCCCGACACGGTGCCGAACTTTGATAATCTCGGGGCGGACGGGCACGTCTATCTGGTCATGCCATAGGAGGCGTGATGGCGGACAGTGAAGACCAAAATCAGCTATTCGACGCGACGGAGCGCTTCCACGATCCGCATGAGGCGCTGCGTCAGCTTTTTGAAGCGTGGCTAGCCCGCACGCATACAGCCCATCCGGTTGTTGCCGAGAGCCACGATCCCAAGACCAATACAGTAGACGGCAACGTCGCGATCAAGCTGGCAACGCTGAAAGACGGCGAAATCCAGTGGAATGCGATCCCCAAGATTACCATGCCGACACTGCATCTGGGCGGTGGCGGCATGGCGATCACCATCCCGGTCGCCAAGGGGGATGAGGGACTGGCGGTCTTTGCCAGCCGGTCGATCGACAACTGGTTTACGCAGGGCGGCATCCAGAGCCAGTTCGCCAGCCGGATGCATGATCTGTCGGACGGGTTCTTTATCCCCGGCTTCCGCTCGGTGCCTCAAGCGCTGCCCAGTGTCGATACGACATCGATGCAGATGCGGACGACGGACGGCAAGACCAACTTTAGCTTCAATCCGACCGGCGGCGGTTCGATGACGATGACCGCGCCGAATAACCCGACCGCAATCAATGGCAAGGGCTTTAATACCGATGTAGAGAACTCCCACCAGAAGGCCAGCGGGCAGATCACGCTCGACACGCCGATGACCAAGGCGACGGGCAAGGTCGATGCGTCACAGGGGTTCTTTGTCAACGGCGTGCCGATCGGTAGCGGCGGCGGGGGAGGCGGTGGCGGTGGCGGTGGTTCCCCCGGCCCTAATCCCCCGGCCGCTCCCGTTGTCGGTAATTTCTGGTGGGATAGCATCGGCGGCCAACTCTACGTCTGGTACGACGATGGGAACAGCGCGCAATGGGTTGCCGCGACCAACCAGACTGGGCCGCCGGGCGCACCGGGGCCGCCGGGACCACCCGATGGCAATACCATCTGGAACGGCTCTGGCGGGCCTACAGTGGCCATTGGCGAGAATGGCGATTTCTATATCGATAATCTCGCTCACGTTATCTACGGCCCCAAGACGCTGGGCGCATGGCCTACGCCAGGGATATCGCTGATCGGGCCGGCCGGTGCGCCCGGTGCGCCCGGTTCGACCGGTCCGCGAGGCCCCGCCGGCCCAGCCGGTGCGGACTCCACGGTGCCAGGGCCGCCGGGGGCGATTGGTCCGCAGGGGCCAAATGGGCCACAGGGCGTCGCCGGCCCAACAGGGCCGCAGGGGCCGCAGGGCGTCCAGGGCAATATCGGCGCGCAGGGGCCGCAGGGGTCGATGGGGCCGCAAGGCCCGCAGGGTGACACCGGAGCCACGGGGCCGCAGGGCGTCTATCAGACCGGACCGGGCCTCTTCCTCAATACCGGCACGACGCCGCCGACGATCGATGTCGCCACGCCATATCTGCCTCTCACGGGTGGGACGCTCTCGGGCGCGCTGATCGGGACGAGTTTTCAAGGGCCACACCAAGGCACAGTTGGTGCGGTGACACCAAATACCGGGGCGTTTACCACGCTGACGGCATCCGGCACGGTCAGTGGTGCTGGGTTTATCGCGCTGTTGTCGCCTTATGCGCCGTTGGCTTCACCGGTCTTTACCGGCGTGCCGTCGCTACCCACAGGCGCGATCGGCATAACTCAGACCGCCGGGACCAGCAATACAAGCCTCGCGACGACGGCTTTTGTCACAGCCGCGATCACCGCCGCACCCAATAAGACGATCACCATAACTGGTGATATCGCGGGCAGCGGCACAACGGCGATCGTCACCACGCTGCCGGTGGTCAACGCCAATGTCGGGACGTTCAACAACATCTCGGTGAACGCCAAGGGCCAAGTCATCGGGGCGAGTAACTCGACATACATCACCGGCAACCAGACCATCACCATCTCGGGCGACGCGACCGGGACCGGCACCACGGCGATCCCGCTGACATTCGCGACGGTCAACGCCAATGTCGGGACGTTCCAAGGCCTCACCATCAATGCCAAGGGCTTGGTGACGGCCGCGAGCAACCAGAACTATGCACCGCTTGCCAGTCCGCTCTTCACTGGCAATCCGCAGGCACCGACACCGCCGACCGCCGATAACGGCATCAGCATCGCGACGACAGCCTGGGTCAAGGCGCAAGGCTATACCGGCGGTTCCGGCGTCTACCTACCGCTGACCGGCGGGACGCTGAGCGGCAATTTGGCGATCAGCACAACGGCGAGCGGGTTTCCATTCTTGGTCACCAGTAATTCAGCCACTTGCCGTATCCGGCTGGAAAATTCGACGGCGGTAAATGTTGCTAACGAGGCTGTCTTTGACCTCTCGGTCATGTCGGACGTGCAAATTCGGTCAGCGGTGCATTTGGCTGGCGGTTTCTCGACTACGACCGATGCTTCACGTCAGGGCTATTTATCAATCCGGCCTGCTATTTTGGGTGCGCTGACCGAAGTCGCGCGGTTTTCTGGGATGGGGCTTCAGCTTACCGGCGCGCTGGCGATCACTGATCCAACCACCAGCAGTACGACTTCGTTAAATTTATCAGCGGTAAATGACGGCAACGGCGTCAATTTTAAGATGACCGGAAACGGGGCGACGACCCCGAGTAAAACTATCAGGGTTCTCAATGGCAACCTTGAGATTGTTAACAATGCGTACACTGCCGTTCCTTTTCAATTGACTGATGCGGGTAACCTGACAGTCGGTGGTCAGATTACGGCAGGCGGCACTTACCTTTACTTTAGCAACGCAACCGGCAACGTCAACGCCGCTGGCGGCTGTTTCTTTTACAGCGACCAAAATAACACGATCGCGCATCTTGGCACGGGTAATGGTGCGTTCGCTGTCCAGAGTACCAGCGGCTCTCAAATACACACATTTAATGCCAACGGGAATGCTGCCCACAGTGGGACAGTCACAGCGCCCACCTTTGTTGGGGCATTGACCGGCCACGCTTCGCTCGACTTAGCATTGACCGGCGGGACGGTGACCGGCCCGGTGATGGTTAGTTCTACTTTGTCAACGAGTGGTTATTTCTATTTTGGGGCTAATACAGGCGCTTATCCAGCAGCCCCAGGCGGGACTGCCTGCGCCTTGTCGTGGAACTTCACCCAAAGTGGTGGTGAAGTGGTTCAATGGAATTGCTATACTGGAGCCACTGGCTTCAACTCATTTCATTGGCGGCAGTTAACTGGCGCGAGTACATCTACACTGCTGTCGGTGCTTGGCCCCACCGGTTTTGCTTCCTATGTGTCGTTTTTCAAACTCGGCGGCGGCCCGTCTTACCGCATGTGCCCTAACAACGACAACACCAGCTACGGCTCGATGTGGTACACCGACACGGCGAATATGTATCTGCTGCTGACCGCTGTAAACGATGCTTGGGGTAATTGGAACGGGCTTCGCCCCCTCACTGTAACTCTCTCCAACGGTAACATAACATTTGGTCACGGGGTGTACTGCAATACCGGCCTCACGATGACCAATAGCAGTGCCAGCAACATCATCCAATGTAACAACGGCGGCAATTATCTCCAGATATTCGATGATGGCAACGCCCACATTGAAAGTAACACCACTATTTGGCTCAACGGTAATAACACTGGAAACCAAGTTATCGTAGGTGGACAATTAACTGTTCAAGGCCATTTCAATCTTAACGGTATGGATATTTACAACAACGGCTGGTTTTACGTAGCTGCTGGTGTTCTTGCCGGTGGCAATGGTTTGTATTCTTACGCCGGTCTGCACGCAGATGGTGCTTGCTCCATAGGTGGTGGGCTTACTGTCAACGGAGCATCAAGCCTAGCGGCGGTCACGGTCAACGGCGTCGAAACTATCAACGGCGGGTCCCAGGCGCAGTCATATCATACCGTTGGTAGTTCGGCGATGCTTTCGTTCGACAACCGCAACGCACCCAACAACTTTGGCTGGTACGCCAGCAGTGATTGGGCTTATCTCTGGCATAGCGCCGCCGGTAATATGTTCCAGTTTACCAACCTAAACTTCGCTCCTGTTACCGGCAACAGCGCCAATTGCGGTATGAACGGCCAAGCCTGGGGCAATGTCTATTCGCTTGGCTATCCGGGTTCGTCTAGCCGTAATTTGAAAACCGACATCGCGGAACTGTCGCCGGCCTTGGAGAAGATCAGCGCGCTACGCGCCGTTCAATTTCGCTGGCGTCAAGACAAAGTCCCCGACAACCGAGTGCATTATGGCTTTGTCGCCGACGAGGTGGCGACGGTCATCGGCGAGGATTGGGGCGGCTACCACCGCGACGGCGAGCATGAGGCGGTCGATAAGACCGAGCTTGTGGCGGTCCTCTGGAAAGCCTGCCAGGAGCTTGCCGCCAGCAATAGTGCGCTGACGGCGCGCGTCGAGGCCTTGGAGGCAAGATATGTCTCTTGACTTCCCAGCCAATCCAACCAACGGCCAGATGTTCAGCGACGCGACCGCTGGTGACACGTGGAAATGGGATGGCCAGAAATGGGAGGCCTATTCCACCCAGAGCGCCTATCAAGGGCCGCCCGGCCCACAGGGGCCACAGGGGCCACAGGGTATCCAGGGTCCAGTCGGGCCAAAGGGTTCGACCGGAAATACCGGCGTGCAGGGTCCAGTAGGCCCCACCTCGACAGTGCCGGGACCGACCGGCCCACAGGGGCCGCAGGGGATACAGGGGCCAGTCGGCTCGCAGGGGCCGATCGGCCCGCAGGGAACATCGACATCGGTGGGCACCGCTGGGCAAATCCAGTACAGCGACGGGGCCGGCCATTTTGTCGCGACTGACTGGACGACCGCGCCGGGACTAATTTCAGCCAATAACGGCACGTCGAATTTAATTCACTTCAACAATGTCGGTCTGGGTAATCCGACCTTCACCACGCGCTCTCCGGGGACTAAATTCACGTTGTGGGATGGCCTTGGTGGTGCCGCCGTTGACTATGCCCTTGGTATGGCAAGCGGCACACTGTGGTTTTCGGTCCCCGGCAGCACCGCGCAGTTTCAGTGGTTTGCCGGCACCGCGATAATGATGACACTGAGCGGGACCGGCAATCTGACACTGCCCGGCAATATCAGCGCTGGCAACAGTATCTCTTCCGCAGGCAGCAACGCCATTCTCTTGTTTGCCGATCGTACCGGAACTTCCTCTTGGGGTTGGTACGCCACGAGCAATATTGCCCGTCTGTGGAACACCGGCACGAGCGATCTGCTTTCGGTGTACCCCAACGGCTACGTCGTGATGAACAACGGCACGTATTTGCAAGCCAAGGATACTACCGGGGCGGCGCAGACTATCTGCACTTTCTACACCAACAACGAATTGTACTTCAGTGAGACCAACCGCAGCACGCATTATCGTGGCGGCCCGGTTCGCCTGGAGTCAAACGGGCCGGTTCAGTCTAACGCTATCGCGGTCCAGGGGGCTGATGGGGGCGACAGCCTCACGGTCTACAAGAGCGATAGAAATTCCTTTCTTACCTTCAAGCCCGAGACCTCGGCAAACTGGGCACAGATCGGCTACTACCGAGCGTCGGCAGGCGTTTGGGGGAATATCGAATTTCCGGGGCCGGTACAGTGCGATAGCTCGTTCTATGTCGGCGGATCGGTCAATGTCTACGACATATACTCGCGTAATAACTTCAACTGTGCCGGAAACTACTATTGTGCGGGCCAGTATCTTTGGCTCAACAGTTCCGGCGGGCAACCGGTCAATGGCTCTGGCGGGCCGCTGGTCTACGGTGACGGCAATTATCTGATCCTCAAGCCGGGGAGCGCCAACATCGGCGTCGAGATGCGCAACTACGGCGGCGCACGTATCTTCTTTGCGGATGGTGGCGGGAACTGCTCCTGTCCTGGGTCTTTCACTGGCGGCAATGTCTATTCGAGTGGCAGCTTCTTTATTGGAGGATGCCAATGGTGGAACAACGGCGGCTGGTGGTGGACGCCGAACCCGATCCATACTGATAGTGATTTCCAAGCCAACAATATTACTTGTAATAACTATTTCTATCTCGCAGGATTGCAGGTTCACAACAATAGCGGCTGGTGGTGGACAACAAATTCGTTCCACACCGATGGTGATCTTCAGACCAACGGCAGTCTCTATTTTGGTGGCAATCGCCTCTACAACAACAGCGGCTACGCTTACTTCGACCAAGTTGTACATGCTGCCGGTCTCTATTCACGCGGCGATATCTGGAACGCGGGAAACATCAATTCCGGCAACCAACTGAACTGCCCCAATGCCTGCATTGCGGGATCACTTCAGTCCCACGGTACTGTTGGAGCCGCTGGAGACTACCAGTGCAATGGCGGGCGGTATCTTTGCTACTCCGGGGGCGTCATCAATGCCTTTTGGTCTGGTAGCGGGGCGGGTGACTCGGTGTTCTACGCCGGCAACGGCGCGATGACGGCATCGGCCTTTAATGCCTATTCGGATGAGCGGTTAAAAATCAACATTGCCGCCAGCGATATCGGTCTCGTTTGTATTCTTGGTCTGGTCCCTAAGACCTTTCGCCGCCGCGCGACACCGGATCGCGAGGAGCTTGGCTTGATCGCCCAGGAAGTTCAGACGGTCCTGCCGCAAGCTGTAAAGTTGATCGAGACCAATTTAGGCGATGAGCCGCGCTTGGCCATCGATTACGCGCAAATTACCGCCGCGCTCATCAATGCGGTAAAAGAACTGGCTGCTGAAGTAGCCAGTTTGAAGGAGGCCCGCGCATGACCGATTACGCCGACATCCCGACTGTCACGACGCTGCACGGTGAGAGCGAGCGAACGCAACAGGCGCTCGACATGCTCGCTGCCGGCGGCACCATGTCGAATTTCACGATTGCGCCGCCGGTCCCGCCGCCTGCGCTCGATGGGATGCCTCCTCCTCTTCCGACGACGATGATGATGTCGGTCAATATCCAGGTCACCGAGCCGTTGTCGGATGAGATGATCAATGCGCTCAACGATTGGCTGACGACGCGGCAGCAGAATATTGTCGATGAACTTGCCACTTACGATGTCGGTCCGCCGCCGCCGCCGATCACCGATCCGCCTGAGAATGTCGATGTCCCTTATGTCGAGCAGGCCGGCAATAATCTGACCTGCACCATGGGGAATTGGAACAACATGCAGCAATCGCCAGCTACCTACGCCTATCAGTGGGCGAAGGATGACGGCACGCTGATAGGAACCAACGCATCACTTTATCCGATCAGCTTTGCCGATGTCGGGCAGACTATCGGCTGCACGGTGACGGCGAGCAATGCGATCGGTACAACTACAGCACCGCCGTCGAATAGTGTCGTTGTTACCGCACCACCAGCTAGCCGGGGGCACGCATGACCGATTACAGCAATATCCCGCAAGTCCACGCGCTTTATCTGGAGCAGCAACAGGTTCAGATGGCAATCGATTATCTGAATAGAGGCGGCACGCTCAGTATGCTAGTGATCAATCCGCCGACGCCAACGGATGATCCACCGCCGACGCTGCAAGTGGCAGTTTCGATCCCGTTGCCGCCGCCCAATCCGCCCGATCTGGTAGTGCAGGCACTGGCCGCGCTCTATGCACGCAACGAGGCGATCGACCAAGAGTTAACGGCTTTGGATGTCAGGAAGTAAACCCCAGGAGGAGGAAGAGCGATGGACCCGATTTCACCGACGACACAGCTTAACATCAGCCTCGAAGCTCAGCAGTGGAATGGTGTGATGGCGGCCTTGGTCAAGGCCCCTTACGAACTGGCCGCGCCGCTGATCCAGTCGATCAGCAACCAGTTGCAGCAGCAAATGCCGCAGAATGGCGTGGACCAGATCGGCATGCCCCCGCCGTCGATGCCCAACTAATGCGCTACCGAAAGCTCGACGCCAATCGGGACATGCAGTTCGGCCACAGTGCGGGCGATTTCTGGCATGACCAGCCGGAAGGCGTCGGGCAATCGGTTATGACGCGCCTCTTGCTGTTCACGGGTGAATGGTTTCTCGACACCACCGCTGGAACTCCATGGGGCGGTTTCCCGCTCAATGATCTGGTGGTACGGCAGGGCCGGATTTTAGGTGTCCACACGCAATTGTCGCGGGACGCCGCGATCCGCGAACGCATTGTCACGACTGACGGCGTGTTCACGCTGAATAATTACTACAGCGCGGTCGATCCGGACACGCGGGCGTTTGCGGTTGGCGCGACGATCGACACGATCTATGGCCGTCAGTTCGAACTGGCTATCAACCAGCAGACTGAAACGGCACAGCCGGCGATCAATGTGGCTGTTGCCCCGGCCCCGCGCATGCCCCAAGGCTGGCCTGTTCCCCCGCTGTTGCGGCGCTTGCCAGCGAGGTAAAAAGCGATGGCTTTTCCGATTACCGTGATCGATGGCAACGGTGTCACTGTCCCGCTCTTTACTGATGTTCTGGTCTATTTGCAGGATCAGTACAAAGCGATCTATGGAAGTGATGTCGATCTTGACCCGGATACTCAGGACGGGCAGTGGTTATCGGTGATCGCCAAGGCGATCAACGACACCAATCTGACGGTCGCCGCGACCTATCTCTCCTATAGCCCCTCTTATGCTGTTGGCGGCGGCCTCAGTTCGGTGGTTAAGATCAACGGCATCCGCCGCTTGGTGGCGTCCTTTAGCACGGTTGCCGTCCGCTGTGTCGGGCAGGCTGGGACGAATATTGGCGGTAGCCTTGTCGGCGACGATCTTAATCTCAGCACGCAGTGGCTGTTGCCTGACGGGATCATCATCCCTCCCGAGGGCGAAATCACGGTCACAGCGACCTGTACGACGCTGGGCGCGGTGGTAGCTAATGTCGGTACGATCACGCAGATTTTGACACCGGTCCCTGGCTGGCAGACGGTGAATAACGACGTATCTGCGGCGTTTGTCGGCGCACCGGTCGAGAGCGATGCGCAGTTGCGCCGCCGCCAGACGCAATCGACAGCTAATCCTTCGCAGACGGTGGTGCTTGGCATCCAGGGCGCGATCGAAAATCTCTATGGTGTGCAGCGCGTGATGGTCTACGAGAACCCGACCAACGCGCCCGATGTAAACGGCATCCCGGCTTATTCGATGGCAGTGGTGGTGCAGGGCGGCGACGCCCAGGCTATCGCCAACGCCATCGCGCTGCGCAAGACGCCGGGCAGTCCGACTTTTGGCACCACGTCGATCATCATCTATGACATACGTGGTATCCCGGCCAGGATCAATTTCTTCCAATTGATCATGGTGCCGGTCAGGGTGAACATTTATCTGAAGGCACTTGCTGGTTTCACCCAGGCGATCGAGACAGAAATCGTCAATCAGGTTATCAATTATTTGGTGACGCTGCCGATCGGCTACGACAGCTACATCTCCAAATTGATCGCGGCGACGCAGTTACCGGAACCGGACGGGCTGACCTACGATGTTACACTGGTCCAGCAATCGCGCGATGGTGCGCCGCCTTCCAGTGCCGATGTTTCTATCTCGTTTATCGAGGCGGCAATGTGTGAAGCCGACTTGATCACCGTCACTGTCTCATAAGGGGAGCAAGACCATGTCTGGGCTAACGACGTACACTTCACAAGGAGTGCTTGGTCACATTACCGGCAAGACCGCGATCTTCGCGCTGCGCACGGCCTATGTGGCGCTTTTTACCGCCGCAGGGGCGGATGACGGGACCGGCTTTACCGAAGTTGCCGGGGGAGCCTATTCACGCGTGGCCACGGCACCGACCGACTGGTCAGCCCCCAGTTCGCAGGCCCCGAGCCTTATCCAGAACGCGAACCCGATCGTCTTTCCGGTCTCGACGGCAGGCTGGGGCACGGTCCTCGCTTTTGGTATCTACGACGCGGCGACGGCGGGTAATCTCATGGCATGGGATTATTTCGGGGCCTTTGCGTGGTTACCCTGCACGGTCAGCGCTGCCGCGCCGGCCGTTATTACATCGCCCCGGCATAATTTCCTCAACGGCGACACGGTGATGTTCTCGCTCGAGTATGGCGGCGTTGCACCGACTTACAATCAAGGCGGTCTGACCGGGGCGCTGCTTGTCGCCAACAGTCTGACCGACACCTTCACCACGACCCAAGGCGGGCTGGCGGTCAACAGTATCACCAGCGGCGATGGCAGTGTCCGCAAGGTCGCCACGCAAAGCATCATCGCCAATGTGCAAGCGACATTCCCTGCCAATTCACTGTCGATCACGCTTGCGTAGATGGCTGACGAGATTGTCTCTGGGCTAGCAGAAGTTAATCTTGCGGGGACTATCACCGCGAGAAGTGCCGGGCGTGTCCTAAGTATTAATGTGCCGGTCCTGGCCGGCCGCATTACCGCGATCAGTCAATTCATTGGCGTGCTGCCGCCTTATCTCAGCGGGCGGATCACTGCACGCGGGCAGATACACGGCCGGTTCCCGCCTTATCTCATCGCCCGCGTCACCGCACGCAGTTCGGGCGGCGCGCTGCCGCTGATCTTTAATACGCCGCCGAATATCCTGCGGATGCTTTACGGGCGCGTCACCGCGCGCGCTTATACCGAGCTTCGACCACCGAGCTTTACCGCCATTTTGAGCGGCGGCATCACCGCTAAGTCATCAGCGTGGATGCTGGATGCGATCCTTGTCACGATACCCGCCACTTTCCTGACCGGCCGGATTATTGCGTCAGGCCGGATACGGCTGCGTATCGCCCATATCTCGCCCGAGCCGTTGAGCCTCTCGGGGAGGATCACCAGCCGAAGCCAGACGCGGCTTCTTACTGGTCCCTATTATGTCGCGCCGCTGGCGGGACGGATCGCGGGCCGCGCCCAGATATTTGGCTTCGCGGGACCGTGGCAAAACATTCTCGTCGGCAGGATCACGGCGCGGGCGCGAGCGGCATTTGCAATTGCTGAAGTTGCGGTGCCGCTGCCGCCTTATCCGCTGCCGTTCCCGACTTTTAACACGATCGATTATCTCAATCTGATCACCAGCGAGCACAACCAGCGCCCCCGCTATATGGCAACCGTGGCGGAAAGCATTGGCGCGATGATCGGGGATCAGCAACTTGTCGCCGGTATTCCGGGCCTTTTTGACCTCGATTACAGTGTCGGTCAGCAGGAGGATTTCACCGGGGAATGGATTGGCAAGAGCCGCTGGATCGAACTTCCCGCCGTCTATTTTAGCTGGGACGAGGAAGGCTTAGGCTGGAACCAAGCCAATTGGAAAGGGCCGATGGACGCCGACAACGCGCTCCAGCGGCTGGACGATTATCACTACCGGCTTCTGCTCTATTCGACCATTATCGCCAATCACTGGGACGGCTCGATCCCCAAAGCCTATGAGGCGTGGGACACGCTCTTCCAGTACACCGGCCTCAAGGTTGTCATTCAAGACTACGGCAACATGACCATGCTCTACGGTCTGTTGTCGGAGAGCGCACCGGATATCGTGCTGTTGTCGCTGTTCACGACCGGTCAGATGGATTTGCGCCCCGAGGGTATCGCGCTGCGCGCTTATGTGCTGCAACCGACACCGGGCAAGCCCTTCTTTGCCTGGGATGCCGCGTCCACGTCGGTGCAAGGTTGGGATGCTGGGTATTGGGGCGTCATGCTGGCCCCTGGTGAAGGCTACATCCCTGGTGTCGGCACGGTCTGGGACGGGGGCACCGGACTGGCACGCGATGATGGCGGCGACGAGACCACCTGGGATGACGGCGACACCGTCTGGGATAGGAAATAGGGGATACCGATGGCTGATATCTCGAACGGCGCGGGCAATGGTCACGACGTAAATCGGCTAGCCGGTCCCGGCGTCAATCCGCTGGCCGGTCCCGGCACCGACTTCAAATCGGTCGCATTGGGGGTAGGAGCCAATCTGGAAGCCTTGCCGGCTTACTTTACCGACCCGCTCTTAGGCACCGGCAATCTGCCGGGACTGGCGGTTTCGGGCTTTAACAACCGTGCTTTGCGGCAGGGGACGTTTGTCGCGTCGAGCCTCTGCCAGTGGATCAGCAACCAGAGCAATATCTACATCCCCGATGATGGGAGCCAGATCAACTGGATCACCGAATTTCAGAACGCGCTTTCGGCCTTTGTCGAGGCGCTGATCCCCGCCGGCCCGAACTTGGGCGCGTACCTACCTCTCGCGGGCGGTACGATGGTGGGCACCATCTATTTCCAGCCGGGCATCTCGACGGTGCTGTCCAACAGCACGTGGTATTACGGTAAGGACACGGGAGGCACGGCGCGCGGTCTCATCCTCAAGGGCAGCGACAACAACGTCTACATCAACGACGGCACCGCACCCTATGTGATCTTCAACGGCACACCGCTGATCGGCAATAATATCTATTATTCGGGGCGGGACACAGGCGGCAGTGCGCGGCCGATCGTCGGCTTCCTTTCCGACAACGCGGTTCATATCGGCGGCAATGCGACGGTCTTTGCCGATGTCGGCGGCAACTCGGTGTGGTCCAGCGGCAATGTCGTCACCGGCAATAATAACTTCTTCTACTGCCGTGACAATGGCGGTCAAGCGCGGGCCGTGCTGGGGCTTTCCGCTTCAGGCAATATCTTGCAGCTTGGTGGGGGTACGGTCACCGACACGCATATCTACACGGCAGGCTGGATTTACGCTCACAACAACTTCAATGTGCTCGGGCAGTTTATCTCCAATGCCATTGGCTATCTCAATGGCGGCGGCCGGGCCTATATCCCCGGCGGCAATGACCCATGGCAAGTTTACGCCGATCACGGCTTTTATGCCCGCACGCGTTATGTCAGCGGCGGCACGCGCGACTGGTCTGTCGGCTGTCTGAACAGCGGTCTCTTTTCCATTGCCGACGAGACCGGCGGTGCGATCCGTTTTGAAATCGATATGAACGGCGGTGCCTTTTTCTTTGGTCCAGTCAGCGCCCAAAGCAACATGTCGGTTAGCGGCGGGCTGACCGTTTACGGCAGTGCCAATATTTACAACGGCCTCAGTGTTTCCAGCGGCAATATCTGGTCAGCGGGTGAAGTTCAGGCCAGTAGCAATATTCGTGTAAGCGGACAGCTTTTGATCGGTGGTCAGCCCGGTATCTATGATCTTGGTAATGGCTGGCTGTATTTTGGCGGTAATTTCCGCACGGGTGGGGCTATCCAGGCCGATAATTATATAAACAGTGCAGGAAGTATTTATGCGGCAGGCACGCTCAGTTGCAATGGCAATGTGGTCACTAACAGCGCGGTCATCACCAACTACATTCAAGACAACGGTGGCTGCTGGATTGGCGGCTCGACCTACACTGGTTATATCACAGTGGGAGCCAATGCTTACATTTCCGGTGCTTGCTCTGTGGCCGGCTATACCTGGATCGGCGGACCGAATGCCGAAATGAGCCTGCTGGATGGAATTATCTACTATGTCGGTAAGCAATCTTACACTCCGAGACCCATGGCCACGCGGATAGGGCAGGGGCTAGAAGGTTTTTATATGGCCGGCGGGTATTTCGTGTCGTGGATGACTGGTGCGGTAGGCACCGGCAGTCTATTCGACGTTAGTTTTACCGCTCCCGGTTTATTCCAAATCGCCAATGCCGGTGAAGGCTATAAGCAGAACGGCCAAATGTGGGTCAATTATTCGGAACGGCGGCTCAAGAAAAATATCGAGGACTACCGACCCGGTCTTGACGTGATCCGCAAGCTGAAGCCGCGCCGCTTTCAGTACAACGGTGTGTCGCCAACCGTCGATGATGGAAAAACTCAGATCGGGCTGGTTGCGGATGAAGTCGAGGAACTGATGCCGGAACTTATTCGCACGCATGAAGGTGCGCCCGAAGGATTTAAGGGGATCGAGGCAACGCCCGTGCTGTATGCCTTGGTCAATGCGGTGAGAGAACTGGCGGCAAAAGTTGAAGCCCTAGAAGGGAGAGCATAATGCCCGATATCAATGAGATACCCGATGCAGCCGACACGCAGCGACAGCTTGCTGATATCGAGCGGGCGATTGCGTCGCTCAAAGCCGGTTCGACGGTCTTTGCGATCGGTGTCAGTGCGCCCCCGGTGCCGCCCGCCGATCAGTCCGAAGGGACATTGCCGGTAGCGACCCGCGTCGAATTGTATCCGGCGATCAGCGATCCTACCGCGCTTGCCAATATCATTACCGCGCTCGAAGGCCAGCAGGCTTTGCTGATCGCTGAACTCGAGGCTTGGGGCTACACCTACACCGGATCGGCCCATCCGCCGCTGCCGCCGCCGTCAGCGCGGGCGTCAGCGGAAATGGGTACACCGATCCCGACATACACACCGCCGCCGATTACCATGCCGCCGGCCCGGCCGCCGATGCCTACCATGCCGCCTTTCGTACCGCCGCCGTTGCCGCCAAGTCATGTGCTGCCGGATAGCGACGTGCCGCCGATGGAACTGTATCCGCCGGTTCCGGAATACGCGCCGCATCCTCCTCCGATGACACCACCGGGCCAGGAACCCGCAGCGGCGTCGGCGGCACCGACAAGACCCGTGCTGAACTCCCGTCCTGCCTAAGGAGGCCGCCATGCGCCGCGTTCTCTTGCTTGCTGCCTGCGCCGCATTGGCGGCCTGTGCGGAACCGCCGCCTCCCGCACCTGTACCCATTGCGGCCATCCCGCCCGCGCCAACGGTAATCGAGGACACGCCCGTCCCGAACCCGCCGCCGTATCGCGAGCATCATCATGGGCGCTGGCACCACTACTACGTGATCCACCACCACTACTATCACTCGTATCATTCCTATTCGAAGCATCCGGCGTCCTATCACCGCCACGTGACGCCGCATCATTCGGGCGCGGCTGTCGTCCCGCCCGATCCGGCACCGCCGAAATAGGCCAGCGCCCGCGCAGGCAGGCTGCTGGTAAGCGAAAGGGGGCCGGCTGGTGATTACCAGCTTGCGGCCCCCTTTTTGCGTCTACGGGCTTCCTAGAGGCTTTTTGGCCGGCGGCCTCATGTGTCGCGATGTGTCACGGTTTGTCATCGCCGGTAACGATGCAAGCATCGCGACTTCGGCGAGCCGTAACCGCTTGAAATTGCTCAGTTGGCCATAATTACGTTAAACGGGGCCACAATTAGTTGCCGCCGGCCAATTATGTTAGAGCATTGAGAATTATGGATAATATGCCGAAATGGCCGCAAAAAAAGCTGCAAAAGCGGCCAAAATCTGTCCGCTTGTCCGCTTTTGCATTTTTGGATTGAAAGCGCCGGGAGCCGACCGGTTTCGACGGGGAGGACATCGCGCATGTCCTATGGTTCCCCTCCCCCGATCGGCCCCCTAGCCTCGCGCCGCACTAGCACGGCCTCGGCTATGCCTTTACGCCGGCATGCTGCCGGAAACGCGCTCAAGATTGGTCATGACGTAGTCGCAATTTTCAAGCTGCTTTAGAAAAGCGATGAGGATGTCGTAATCGGCAGAGCATGCCTGGGTTGGCTTGATCCCCAAGGGGCGAGCCTTGCCGATATCGTTCTTATGGGTAACCGTCATCCTGAAATAGAATTTGGTCTCGGCCTCTGCCGATGCCTCGACCACGGTTACCGTTCCGCCTTCAGCCATGATGGCTACCACGCCGCTGCTGAGACGGATTTCGCTACCACTGAGTTCTGCCATTTTGCCCCCCCTCATGGCATTTGGGCTGTTACCGCGTCGATCCGGGCCGACAGTTCAGCCAGGGCTGCACGTATTTTTGATTGGTCTGCTTGCGAGATATGGTTGCGGAGGTCGTCAGCGTCATCTTCAAGCATGATGTCCAGCTTGTCAGCGACAAGTTTTATGTCCATCAGTAGGTTTGGTGTTCTTATCCGGCGAGCAACATCAACGAGTGACACGGTTGTTTCCTTTCCCCGTTTGATCGTGCCGTGCCATATAGAGGATACTGCCCCAAAGTTCAAGCTCGAACTTTGATTTGTCGGTGGATCGTATCGCCCGATCCGCGCATGAATGGCGCGACGACCCAGTGCTTGTCGCCGCGACGGTTGAGGAAGCTCGACACTACGTGGATGCGCGGAGGCTTACGCTTGAAGTTCAGTGGCTGGCGACGCTGCCCCTGGAGGCTGTGCTGGCCGAGATGCATGATAACTTCGGTGTGGTCGAAGAGCGGGAACTGCTTGCGCTTTTGGCGCAGCTTGTTAATCCGCGACCGGTCCACCGGCCGGTAGTCCACCGTCTTGCGGCTCGACGTGAGCAGCAGCATGACCGCCCAGATGATGATGTACTCGCCGTATACGTCCGCCCACATATTGGCAATCGCGTGCTCGACACTGGCTCCCTGGCCGGCGATCGTCGTGATGTATTCGTAGCCCCAGTCGCTGGGGCGGTGCTCGGCGGTGCGCCAGATGTCGAAAAGCGCCTCGGTCTGTATTGGGTTATCTTTCCACAGACGGCAGAGATTGCCGCGCAGGAAGCCCTCGATCCGGATCGAGGGCTGCGCGGTCTGACTGTCCAGATCGAAATAAGGCGAGATTGCGCCGACATTGGGGAAGCTGCCGCCTAGCTCCTCGTGTTCGGGTGATGTCCAAATCCAGGTGACCTGACCCTTACGCCCGCTCTCGTCGCATTCGAGCAGGAAGCCCAGCCGCTCGGGGAGCGGCCGGTCCGGGCCGATATAGCCTTGGTCGCCAAATTCCTCGCGCAGCTTCGCCCGGCCGCTTTCCGGCCATTCGACCCAAAGCCGCCGGTAGGGGATGCGCAGATGTCGCATCGCCTCCAAGAGCACTTTGGGGCGTCCGAGAGTTAATTCGACAGCGGTGTGGATCGCGTTCTCATCGAGCAGGAAGCGCGGCGTGCCGCGCAGCTTCTGATCGATCGCGGGGAAGATTTTGAGCAGCGGATCATTCGGCAGACGCGCGGTCCTGACCATCATCGCCGCGTTGGCTATGGTATCCATTAAAAAGATTTTGGCCTCCCAAAGTTCAAGTAAGCAAATTCGCCGTGGACTGCGATTACCGCTTGGTCATAGGCCCGTGCAGCTTCCTCGGCAGTGTCGAAGAGGCCGACATAGCAGCGGTTTATCTGTGCTAACCAGCGACCTTCCCCGCGACAGCATTAGAGGCGTCCGCCGGCCAGTCGATACGCTTCGACTTCCTCGGGCATCGCCCGGCGTAGTTGGATGAGATCGACCGTCACCGGGCCGTTCGAACGCGGGAAGAGGACATTGGCCTTGCCGCGTACTGCGTCGTTTTCGGCGTCAGGGGGGAAAATGCGGACGAGTTTCGCCGCACCGCCATGTCCCACCATGACAATCTCCTGTTCCGCCAGCGCATAGGTGCCGGTGGGAGCGGCCGGCACGGCCGCTGTCGCCGCTGCCTCTTCCTTCTCCTGGCGCAGCGTGGTGGCGAACATGACGAGGCTCTCTAGGTTCATCACCGGCTTGCCCAGCGCCCGCGCTTGCTCTTCCAGCCGATCGGCGCATTCGCGTGCCTCCTCGACCACCATCGGGTCTTCGCCTTCGCGCTCGCGCATCTCGGCCCATAGCCGCACCAGCGCTGCCGCGTGCCGGTCACGGCCCAGGAGGATGAACATCTCCTCGTCATCCTCGGCCTTTGCCCAGCAATCATAGACTGATGGCTCTGCTTTTGTGCCCATTGAGCGCTCCTTTGAACCATTCCAAGTGGCCCCTGCATCCTGTCCTTTGGGGCCGCACGGCTGCACGCGTTGTGCTGTTCACCACTGGTGAAGGGTTTTGCCTCCCCCAGCCCAGCTTGTCGTCGGCGGGGGAGACAGGGAAACAGCACGACAGGAACTCGCCAGTAAGGGATTTGGTCTGCCGTATCCTCTATACCCTTAGGCGCTGCGGCGCAGCAGCACCGGCCGCGTGGGGGGCGGCGGCGGCACTACAGCCCCGCGCCGGATTAGCATCGGTCGCGGTCGAACCGCCGGTTCCGGTTCCGTCATGAGGACGCCGCGACGGATCGGCAGGCTCGGCGGGGGTGGCGGTGTTCGAACCGGTGGTTCCACTGGCCGCACAATGGCTTCTTCCGGCATGTTCCAGCCGTGGAAGCCCTTTGCTGACCAGAAGTCAATCAGCCGCCGCGCTCCCATGTCCTCATGCGTCAGCAATCGCGTGTGCGACATGCCGTATTCGAGGGCTAGCTGACGGATGAAAAGACCCGATCGTTGCCGTGCCAGGATCAACTGCTCGCGCAGTGACATCTCGGGACGCGGCATGCGCAGGAACGCCAGCGACGGCAGTTCCTCGATCGCCATGTTGATGCGTTTGCCGGCTTCCAGGCTCTTGTAGCGCTCCAGCGACATGCCGAGAAACTTCGCGGCCTCGCCGCGCGTCATGTCGTTACGCCGGAAGGTACTTCCCGGTCGCGGCATGCTGGGCTGGCGGATGCGCCAGAGCCACAGTTCCTCGGCCATGCTCAGCCGGGACAAATCTTTGTTCATGATGTCGCTTCCTTTCTCGGCGGGAGCAGCCCGTCGATCATCCTGCCTTGATATTTGGTGCCTTCGTCGGGTTGTGCCATCGGGACGAGTGCGATTAGTTTACCACCCGGTTTGTCGCGAACCATCTGTAAGCACCGCGATTTGACAGTAGTACCATCGGTCGCCAGCGCCTGGACAATCTCGATCCGATCGGGACTTTCAGACGGTTTCGGCAAATTCTCCATCTGCCGCTTGGCATGCCACGGGCTGAGAGGCGGCGGCAGTTTCACCATCCAGCCTTCGTTGACATAAAGTGCCATAACCGCGTGGGTCAACAGCGCCGTAGCCTTGACTGTCGCGACCGTCACGTCCTTCTCGAAATCGTTCTGAAACGTGCAGGGCAGCAGGATCATCTCGTTATCCTCGGTGATCAGCGTGTAGAACGCCTCTAGCTGCTTCGCGCGCTTTTTCAAGAGGATATGGCGTGCGTGGGCGACGCCGCTATCGACTAGCTGGTCCAGGGTTAATGTGGTCATGACATTGTCCTACAGCAGAGTGTCGAGGTATTCACGAAACAGATCGCCGTGTTGCCGACACAGGCGGTGCATTTCCTCGGATCGATTTATGGCATCGGTCAAGGCGCGCGTTATATCGACTAAGGCTTGTCCGACATCGTTCAAGGCGTGTGCGGCGTCGGATAGCTTGCGCGCCTCTGCGGCTTGTAGAGCGCGATGTTCCGCAGCTACTTCATCGATCCGCTTGTTCACGTCGCCGATGCGTCGAATGATGTCCTGTTGTTCTGGTGTGTGTTCCACTGTCATGCATCCTCCCGCGTCATCCAGGGTATTCCCAACCGATCCGCGCATTCCGGACCGAACCCGGTATCCACGCTCTCGGGTGTGGTCAGTTCCCGGCCGCACCGGCCGCATCTTCCTTCGTGTCTTATCTCGAGTTCCGGCTTGACGACGCCGGTCTGGATGCCCGCCCAGAAATACCGCCATGCCTTGGTGCAACCGGCGGCCTCGGTGAATTTGCTGCCGCCGGTCAGCTTGAAATTCTCGGCAGCGCCAGCGATGCAGCCCACGTACATGTACCGATCGCTGTCGGCCAGCACCGAGACAAACCACAAGGCTTTCTCCTCACCAGTTGCCTCATCGGCCGGCGCTTGCTTCACTTTGAAAGTGTAGTGAGCGCCGGTCCGCGTGGATTTGAGGGTCAGCGTCGCAAGCCCGGCGAGCGTGAACTGCCGGATTGTCGCTGGCACCGTCATCAAATGTCCGCTCATCGCTTTTATCCCGCTTGGGACCGGAAACGATTTCCCGTGTCCGCTTTATATATATGGCATTCTGCCTCATGTTTCAAGTGGGAATTACGCGGTAACTTCATATAAATCATGCTCGACCATGCCTAGCTCGGGATCGCCTCGCTTGTGAACTTTGATCCAGCGGATCAGCATCTCGCAGTTCTCGCACATGCCCAGCCCATGCTCGACCATCGTCGGCATGTGGCGGCAGATGAACTTGACGCGCTTGCCGCGTTCGACTACGCGCCAATGACCGAGTACATAATGCTCTCGCCGGCCGCGCGCGTGGGCCGTGTGATCCATTGTCTGCCGTGCCCAGACGACGCGGTTGTCGCGGGGAAGTTCGATCTTCAGATGGCTGTGCCCCAGATAGGGCAGCATGTTCATCCCGACCGGCCGCTTGCCGGGCTTGGTCAGGATCGGGCGGACATCGCGTGGCAAACCGTTGATCGCCGCGAGCAGTGCGATGATGAACTTCATCACGCCCCGGCATTCGTTGATTTCGTGCATCAACAGACGATGGACGCGATCGGGATCGTCCTTCCAGCGATCAGCGTAATAGTGGTCCCACCAGGGATCGACAATCACCGCTCCCCGGTTGACAAACCAGGGAGGCGCGGTAACAGCCTCGGTCAAGGCGGTGATGTCACCGGCTTCCTTGACTTCGATTTCCTCAGACGGTTGGAAGATGCCGCAAAGCGCGATTTCGGGGGCGGCATCTGCCTTGATGGTGATCGGCTTGTCATCGTGGCGTGGGCCGGTGATTTCCACCGGCATGCGCGGGAAGCCCTTGCGTAGCGATAGTGTCGGCGTGCGCCAGTACCTCGATCCGCGCACCGGCCACATGGTGTCGCCCTCGGGATCGAAGACGTAGGCGAGCATGCCGACATACGGCTCGCCCGTGCTGGGGGACTGGTAGAACTCGTGGGCGATCCAAACTGGCGACGGTCCATCGCTGTCGCGGAACAAGAGATAGCCGACAACCGGCGACACGATATCGGGATCGACCGGGATCATCCGGTCATCGAGCTTGCGCAGGCTCTCGATCTTGTGGTGCAGATCGAATTGCAGCCACATGGTGTCGTAGGGCAAGCGGGCGAGGAAGGACCATGTCTCAAGCCGGTCGAACTCGCGCGATAGGCCGGCGGTAAGCTCGATCGCCGCGTCATCCACGATAAAGCGTTGCGCGTTGCGCAGCTTGCTGCGCAACCGGGCTTGCACGTGCTGGACTTCACGCGACAGCGGCTTACCGTTGACAGCGTGCTTGCGGAACGTCCAGTCGTGGACCTTATCGAGAAAGGCCAGATCGGGCTTAGGCTTGGCGGTCTTCATCGCTTTCAATCCAACGGCTTGGTCCAGGGATGCATGTAGGCGCGGTCGAGACCGCTGTTCTGCGCGTCGAGTTCGTCAGCGAGCTTGGCGATGGTCTCGCGGAAGCTCTGGTTGCCCTCGACGGTGCGCAGATCGGCGACGATCCCTCGCGCGGCCTGAGAACTGATATGACGCAGGATAACTTTTGCTACTTCCTGCACGGTGCGATCGGACGCGGCCATTATGTCGGTTCCTTTCCATCATGTGCTGCCATGGCCTCGGTGATCGAGGCGTAGGCTTCGTTCTCGGGATCGAGGCTGGCCGGATCGAGTTCACCAAACCGCTCGGCCACTTGCATGATCTGGTTGGCGCGATCCTCGCGGTGGAGGATCGCCATCAGCCCAACGCATTGCTGGGTCTTTGGTCCGTTGACCATCGGTTGCCCGTCGTCGTCGTACAGCAGAGTTTTATGACATTGGAATGCCGGTGCCCGCGTAAAAATCTCGGTAAGCCGCTCTGGCATCATCTGGAACCGACTGCCTTGCCCGATCCGAAACGGGCAGTTAACGCAGGGGCGTTTCAGATCAAACATTCGGCTGCTCCGCGCGGCGGCGATCGACACCAGCCGCCCATGCCGCGTAGGCGAGCGTGGTACGGCCATAAGTGTTCGCTTGTGTGAGGATGCCGTGGTAACCGCGATAGAACGCGGCAGCGGTGCCGCCGCCGGGGGTAACTCGGTCAGCGCTGCCGTGGATCAGCATCGCATCGTACATGCGTTGTTGGGCCGAGTGAGCAAAGCGGCGTGTCATCGATGTCTCCTACGGTCGATACATATGAGCGAGTGTCCGCATCAGCATAAAATACGGGACGACGGCGAGGACGATCGCGAGGACCAGCCAGCAGCGGCAGCGCTGCGGCTTCTCCTCGGTGATGGTGGTGAACGCCATGTTGAGCGCGGCGGGATGGATGAGAGCCATGGCAATCCCCTAGTGGATGACGCCCCAGTGCAACAGCAGATAGATAATCCCGGCAATGGCAAATAGGTTGATGAAGAACCCGCGCGGCAGCAGCAGCACGACAATGCAAGCGAGGAGGAAGACAACCATCTCAAGCGCTCGGCAACTGGATCGAAATCTCGGTGCAATGCACGCCGTAGCCCGCCCGGATGACGGTGAAGAACCGCGTTGGCCCCCGAAGCTCGGCAAGCCCCCGCGCGACGAGCCGCTTGCACGCGTTGAACTCCCGCAGCCCCTCGTTGACGATCCTGCCGCCATCGGGACCGGTGCCGCTGGCAACCGTGGCTCCGTAGTGCCCGTACCGCCGGTTCATGTGGTCCAGTATCTTTTTCTCGGTCTTGGTCAGTTTCATCGGACGATCCTCTAGGCGGGCTTTGGCATGGGATAGTTGATGCCGGGCTTCATCATGGTCTTGAACGTCATGACCATCGGGGCCGCGAAAGCAGCCAACTCGACCGCGTGGAACACGGTCACGTGGACGCTGGCGACGTAGCTGGAAAACATGGAAACGAAAAACGGGAAGAACATCGAACTCTCCATCCCTTACACAGTACATATAGGGAGGATTGGTCGATATGTCAAGTCTCAGAAGCTCACATTCGCCTTTGGTTTCCGGCATTTAACTTGCCAACCGGAATTGTCTTTCGCCCGTGCGCACAGCCGCAGCGGGGCGTTCGGGTTTTTGAACACCAGCCCCTCAACCATGGCGGGGGCCTCGGCATCGAACCACAGCCGGAAGGCCCGCCCGTGGTTCTCGACCAACCAGACGCCTTGGTTATATTCCCGGTGCGTCATCGCGATCTGCGGCTCGCTGTTGTAGGCCTTGAGCAGCCGCTCCAGCCGCGCAAACCGCTCCCGCAAGCTCTTGCCGACGAGATAGTCGCCATCCTCGACCAGCAGATCGAAGAGGACGATCGTGTCCTTGACGCCGACGCCTTTCGAATGCAGCAGTTCGCCGACAAAGACGTAGTAGCCCTTGCCCGGTAGCGACGCCGCGAAGGCTTGCCACGGCTTGCCGGGTTGCCAGTCGAGCTTATGCTCGGGGCCGTGCCTTCCCATCGCTACAGAGGCTCCAGAGCCGTCCACGTAGATGGTGCAGCACGTGCCGTTCATCTTGGCCTGTCCCCACCAGCCCATGCTCTCGATCACGCCCAAATCGGTGGGGGCGATCTTGGTTTCGGGCCGGGGAGGCCAGAGATACCGGAAACTCTCGTATTTCATCGCGTTTCTCCTTGCTTTACATATAGGGCATATCTGCGAATATGTCAAGTATGACGGCGCAAAAAAGGGAGCGGCACTGGACTGCCGCTCCCTTCCCTTCTTGCCAGCCACAGGGGAGGAGGACCCCTCGCTGACCGTGGTGCTGAGCCGCGCGGCCGATGACACCGCCGCCCGCTGTCGGGGGTTACTGAGCGCGGCACTCCGCCGACTTGCCGCGTCCCGGCGCGAACGCCTGGGATACTGGTAGCTCCTCAGGCCATTGCCGCCATGGCGTTGACGCGACGCTGGGCCTCGCTCAATTCGACATTGGTGAACAGTTCGCTAAATTCCGGCTGGAGCGCCCGCCGCTCGAATGTCCGCTCGCCCTCGCCCAGGCGATAGCAGTCGTAGAAGCCGATCTGCACGTGCCGGGTTCGCAGCAGGGCCTTGACCATTTCCAGTGGCGAAGCATGGTTGCCCAGCAGCCTTCTGGTGCCCGCCGAATTGAGCCGGTAGCGATCGAGCATGTAGATGTAATCGGCCAGGATCAGTTCGTTAAATCGGATTTTCAGATTGGTCGTTGTCATCGGTTCCTCCTATTTCGTGGCCGATTTCCGGAACTGCTCCTTCAATTCGGCGCTCGACCGCGCGACTGGCGTGGGCGGTGCTACCTTCCGGCTCTTGGGCTTCTCGGGCATCGCCTCGGCCTCGGGGATGAGCGGCCGGATGGCCTCCCAAGCCTTTTCGAGACCGGCACCATAGACCGGCCGCATGCTGATCCCGGCGAGGATCGAGAACACCGCGTCGAGCTTTTCGGGCGTCAGCTTGAACATGGCGTTGGTCGCCTCGTCGCTGACCACCGTCTTGGAGACCGCCTCCTGCTGGACGATGAAATCCTCGGGGATGCCCTTGATGCCGCTGAGCGCCTTGTCGATCTTCCGGAGCAACGCCTCGTCGTTGGCATAGGCCGGATTGACCGCCAGCAGCGCTGGCAGAGCCTCGACAGTCTCGGTGTAGCTGCCGAGCGCCTCCTCACCGACAGTCTCGGTGAGAAGCTCTAGCTCCTCCTCGCTCAGCGCGGACCGCGTGGACCGCTTAGCGATGTAGGCCGAGCCTTTGCCCTCGCCCTCGACCGGCGACAAGCTCTCGGGCTTCCGCCCGGTCGCAAGGCCCCGTGACACCAATAACTCGGTGACCGGCCCCTCCTCGATCGCCTGTTTCTTGATCGTGACCAGACCGGCGAGCGCCTTGGATACCGCGTCGAGCGCGCATAGCTCTTCCCAGCCCTCGATCAGATCGACGGGCTTGGACGGCTTGCCTTTCGCTGGGGATTTGGTGACAAGCGTCACCGTTTTTGCAGATGCGAACATCGGGGTTCTCCCTTGTTGGAACCGGAAACGATTTCCCGTGTTCCACGTTACATATGGGGGATATCGCGCCAGATGTCAACAGGGGAAATAACTCTTCGGGCAAAAAAAGAGAGGCCTCAGCCTCTCTTTGGGTTCGCGCGGTTTGCGCGGGCCGCGCGTTTCGCGCGCTTCTTTTCGCGCTCCTAACCGCTACTGTCGGTCGCCCGCGTCCGCCCGCAGCCCTTGGTGCAGACGTAGACGTGGTAGCAGTTGCCGAAATGCGGGACGCCCAGTTCTGCCGCCTTGGCAGCGGAGACTTCCTGCCATTCATGGACGCACGCGACGTTTGATGGATGGACCCAGCCCCAGCCGTTGCACTGCGAGCAGCAGCAGGAGAAATGGCAGTACGCCGCCCGATTGGCCTTGGTGTTCCGCTGACCGGCCGGGAGCCGATAGGCGTTTAGCTTTAGGTTCCAGCCACCGTAGCCCCGGCACAGCGGACACCGTGCGGTGTAGCCGTAGCCCGGCTGGGCGCTCTTCCGTGCCCGATCGGTGAACGCACCGGGATCGGTAGCTTCGAGATATTTGGTCATGGTGTCTTCCTCTCCACGCTGATGTTCCGCGACTTAATAAAGAGTATTGCCCGAACCTGCTCGGTTTCCAATAGATGCCGTAATTCGAGATAGGACTCCAACTCAGCAGCGGTTAGCCGGGAGTACGCTGTTACCAACTCGATAAATTTGGTCATGGCAATCTCCTCTGTGATCGGCTAGGACAGCATCAAAACCAGTTCCTCAGCGCCGTAGACGCTGGCGGAACCGCATTTCGCGCAGGGATATTTCCGCGCGTCAGGCTCGATGCCCTTGTGTTCCTTGCCGCATTTCACGCACCAGCCAGGGCTTGCTAGGCCCTTCATGGCCTTGACGGCGGCGGCGGTGATCTTTTTGTAATTGAGCTTCATGGCAGTCTCTCCTCTCGGTCAGGCCAGCGCCCAAGGGGCGGCGCTGGGGGCGGCGGGGAATTTCCAGCCTGCCTTCTCGGCCTCGGCCTTGTAGGCCCAGGCTTCGAACTTCTCCGCGAATTTCGCGGCCCGCTCGTTGCTGTAGAGCTTGCCGAGACCAGCCATTACCCATTCCATGGCCATTTCGACATTCATCTCAGAGGGTTCTAAAAACATCACCGGTCTCCCTTCGCTTTATATATAGGGGAGATACCGCTATATGTCAAGTCGGTGTCGGCAAAAGAGTTAAAAAAAAGAGCGGCCCGAGGCCGCTCTTTGGAGTTCGCAGAAGGTGCTTTATGCAGCAGCGCCGTCGATGCCGCTGTCCTTGCGGCGGCGATACCAGCCGACCGCACCGAAGCCGAGCAGCGCCGCGCCAAAGATAGCGAGCGAGCCGGGTTCCGGAACTGGGACACCGGTCGGATTGATCACGCAGTCCGGGCAGTCGTTGCTGTTGACCGGGATATCCTTCGACACCAGACTGTAGTTGTTCTGATTTGGACCAACCCAATCGATCTTCAGTGCCGTGGTGTAGTCGGTCCATGAACTACCGGCGTCCAGCGTTGCCTCAAACGCGAGGACAACCGGCCCGGTGATCAGCGGCGACGCCGGGATCGGCGGGATGGCGGTGTTGTCGAAGCAGTAGAAACCACCGTTCCCATCGCAGCCCGATGACGACAGCCCGCCCGGCTTGAAGAGGAACCCAGCCGTGCCGAGCGTGGTGACGCCGTTGATGAGCGTCCCCACGAACGCGCCCGAAGCCGGGTTGTTATTCGACACCGTGTTGAACGAAATGGCGTTGATGCCAGTGCGTCCGCCGATCGTGTCGGTGCCTGAATTTTCCCCGGTGATCAGCAGGGCAAATTCAGCGGTCAGCGGCTGGAGAGGATTTGGAATTTCCTCTTCCAGCGTATAGGTGAGGCCTTGACAGGCCCCGCCGCAGTTGCCGAGCGCGTCACTGAGTGAAAGCAGTACCGCCGCGTCGGCAGTCGCAGGGGCAAAGGCTAGTAAGGCCCCCGCCGCAGCGCCTGCCATCAGTAACGTAAATTTCTTCATGTTCCCTTTTCCTTGTCCCCATAAAAGGGGACGGGAGATTGCCCCCGCCCCCGGTTGTACTAAGCGGCGGACGTGCCGCTTAGATCGGTCTTGCCATTCTTGCGACGGCGCAGACGGCCCACGACGCCCATACCGAGCAGCGCGGAGCCGAAGATTGCCAACGACGCCGGTTCCGGCACGGCTTGCGTGGTAACGATGGACTGCGTGCGCCCAACCAGCGACGCACCAGCGATCAGCGTACCGGTCGTCCCCTCCGACAGGGAGTAGGGACCGGTGCTGTCGAACACACCTGAGAAGTTCTGCGAGAACGAGTCAGGATCGACCACGGCGGCGTGCGTCAAGGTCGCGAGCAAGGAACCCGGCAGATCGGTCGGGGTGTCCGCGCCTTGCGTGTTCGTTGCATCACCAAAGAATGTCTCGGTGACGCTGGAGCCGATACCGGATTGGAACGTCCCGGCACCGCTCGCGGTGAACGCCGTCACCGGACCAAGGAAACTGGTCCCGCTCACGGCAAGCTGGATCGAGACCGTGCCCGTGTTGTTGTTGATCACCTGAAACGACGACGTGTTCAGCGAGTTCGACGGGCCGATCACCTGCGTCTGTGCCGAGCCGAGGAACTGCACACCGGCAATCGTCTGATTGGCGATCTGCAACTGCCCGACAGCGTTGTTGGTGTCGCAAGCGGCTTGGTCGGCGCAGGTAAAGCTCGTGCCGTTGATGTCGGCAGAGATTTGCAATGTCGCGTTGGCCGGTAGGGTCAACGCGGTCGAGGCTAGCAAGGCCCCGGCAAGCGTTAGATACTTAATCATGGTTTCCTCTCATGCATGAGATGCCTGGATGTCCAGACATCGAGAGAGGTATGCATGCAGCGGGCCAAGCCAATAATCTAGGGATTTCAACGCTTCCCGCTGATATCTCCCTGTAAACTGTAAGATTATCTGACAGTCTCGTCAGGAAATCTTACAGTCAGAACCTCAGTTGGTGCCAGCGACCGGCGACCACGATCGGCGTGCGGCCAGCGGCGACGCCGCTGGCGTAGTGTTCGGCCGTGGCCAGATCGGCAAAGACGCGCCGCGTTGCCAGGACGTAGGCACCGGGACAATCCTCGGTGCCGTCGTCGCGGCAGATGACGATGTAGCTTTCGCGGTAGTCGGCGCGATCGGTCATGCCGCCCGCCGTTCTGCCGCTGCTTCGAGCCGCGCCGTCTTCTTGGCGCAGCGCTCGCAGACTTTCACGCGGCCCAGCACCGGATGCATCAGCGTCGTGGTAGCGACGTTGCGGCACAGCAGGAACCACTGGCACAGCAGCTTTTTCATGGCAAATCTCCCAGTTTCGCCTTTAAGGCGCTGAGGCTCCGCGCCCGCATGGTGACGCCGTTGACCAGCGTTTCCCATTTAACGGACCGTGGCCGGTTCAAGCCCGTGGCCGGCCGCACATAGGACCGATCGATCCAGCACAGATGCACGCCGTTCCGTTTAACCTGGATCAGCTTCTGGCTGTTCGGGTGGTAGCTTAGAGCGTTGCCCATGCTAGCTCCTTTAGTGCGGCGATCGAGGAAGCAGCGCTAGTGTGTGTGATCCAGATGCCGCCAATCTTCAGCCAGTGCGACCGATACCGCGTCCAATCATCCACCAAGATGTCGCCAGCCTTGGCGTACCGGCTCTTGTCCTTGGAGGCACAGGCGATCATCCGCACGTGCGCCCCGAGATGCTTGGTGACCCACGCCCGCTTATCCGCTGTCGAGGCAGGCACGGCCTTTGGCACACCGGTCAGTACCACCACGTCGGGCCACGTCGAAGCGTAGGCCCAAAGGGCTTCCATATCCGGCATGGGCGACAGATTGGCGTAGAAGTCGGGTTCAGCGGCGACCGCTGCCCAGTCCACATTGTCGATCAGCTTGTCGAGCCGTATTCCAGTGAGGGCCTCGTAGGCCGAGTCCATATCGGCCAAGACGCCATCTAGATCGATGAACAACGTCATGGTCGGTCTCCTTTCTTCATTACATATAGGGCTTTAAGCTGCATATGTCAAGTCCTCAAATCCGGAACTCGATACCAGCCAGTAGCTTCCGTCGAGTTCGATTACGTCGCCTACCGACATGCTGGTGTGCCGCAAGCCCTTGCTCTGGATCAGTTCGCGGGCTTCGCCGTTGGGCGACCAAATCTCGCCTTGCATGTTGTAAAAGACGTGGTCCAGATCGCGGGCCTCGGTCTCGCACAGAAAGACGTGCGTCTTCTCGAGTTCGGCGATCACTGGCTTCTGGTTGCAGATGCCGTTGCGGAACCATTCGGGGCGCATGTAGTAAATGCGATATTTTGCCATTATCCTCTCCTCGGTTACAGGATCGGAGGCCAGCCTCCAGGCGGCCTCCGCGATCTTCCGGCTTTCCTCTTTTCCCTTTCTCCCACACGGCCATCCGCCGCACTATACATATGGGGAATACTACCTCATATTGCAAGGCCGTAATCGGCTTTTGGAGTATTTATTTTGGCAGGGTATAGTCTAGTGATTGGCGCAATCGAGGGATCGCCTACCGGAGCGGCTGCGACCCATGGCCAGAACCGGTCACCCTTGCTCTCGATGAGTGCTGCGGCTTCAGCGCTGAGACCGCTAGTTTGTCGGCCGTTTGCGTTTGTGAGGTGCCCTGCGATGGGACCAGGGACATCGAGCGACGCGGATCACCGGCATGCGCCAATGCTGTGAGGGAGTGCCTGCCTAATTAAGCTCACAGACCGGGCGCGGTAGCAGGCCGGCGGTCCGGGTTTATTTCCAGATGCTGATCATCCAGCCAAAGGCGAGCATGCCGATGAGGAAGCTCGCCAGCAGTATGTAATGCGCCATGCTGTGATGGACCACGCCAGGACCGTGGACGGCGACCGGTAGGAAGCCCAGCACGGTCAGGATAAAGGCGGCGCGCTGGTTCGGGTTCAATCGCGTAGCCTCTTTAGCAACCGGTGAAACTGCCGCCGCTCCCGCTGTCGGGCATTGAAGGCGTCGTATCGACGTGGTGGTGCGTGACGCCGCTATCGGCGTGATGCGTGGTGGTATCGGCATGGTGCGTCGCGGTGTGGTGGTGCGTGGTGCCGGTTGGCGTATGCGTATCCGGCGTCGGCTTGGCGGACTGCGTCGGTGTATCCTGTTGCGCTGCCAGCGTGGCAATCGTCACGGCATTGGTCATCAAGGCCGTATCCTCCTGACTGCGGCGAGCGGCTGCATCCTGGCGGTATTGCTCCTCGCGACGACGGCGATCCTGCTCTTCGCGGCGGCGGCGTTCCTGTTCCTCGCGAAACTTCTTCCAAAACATGACTTCCTCCTCAAACGTTGGTTCTCTGCTCGTTTTGGTTGCTCGGCATTTGCTGTCGTATCATGTCGCGCAATTCGTTGTTGTTGAGGTATTCGCGCACACGGCCATTGGCAGGGATCGATCTGCCGACACGGCCAAAAAATCCTTCCATGTGGAGGCATTCCGCTCCCGTGCAATCGCCTAACGGCTTGCCCAGCGGCGTTAAAAATTCCAGCAGATTATTGACGATTTCCGCTTGAGTAGCAGCGACTTCTGCCGCCCAATCGGCTTCGATCTGCACCAAAACAGCGGCCCGTGAGCGGCGCTGCCGCTCGGTTTCCGGGCCTGCTGACAGTGTCGCGAGAACATTCCGATAATAGAGCGAGAAGAAAAAGTCGGCGGCGGCTTCAGCCAATAGCGGATTGCTGGTAACGAGATTGCGCCAGCGTTCTTCACGCACGCGCCGAGTACGACGCGGCAAGCTCTGGATTAGTTCGGTAAGGGCCAGCGTCAGTTCGATCCTGCTCATTTCTTCTGCTCCTTGATTAACCCAAGTCCTCGGACGGCGTCGGCGATGATCCGATCGCTACGCTGGCTGAGCTTACGCCGCTGTACAACAAAGACCTGTTTTTCAACGATCTTTTCGACAACGACCGTTTTGGTGTCGTCACGCCAGCGGCGTGTTCCTCGGTAAAATGCATAATCCGGATCAGCGAGTTCGAGTGCAATCCGGTGCAAATGATGCGACCGTGCTTGCGAGAACCACGCATGTCCTCGCTTGACCGCCCAGTTATTGACGAGCCTGTCCAGCAAAACTTTAATAAATTGTCTTATCTCGTGGGGATCAGTTTCGTTATAGCGGCGACGCCGTAGATAGCGAACCAAGACATCGTGAAAATGCCGTGAGCCGGTTTGGTTGATAATCGCACCACAGCAGGCGCGCATTATCATTGGCTGACGCTCGTCGTGACAAACCCAATTGGGGGTGTCAGGCGGCCAATAGATGATATGGCCATATACTCCTTTTTTGTAATTTGCTTGCCGGGTCCAGGGGACGAATTTTCCGCCATTATATTTTCGGACAAAGCGATCGGCGGCTTCGTTGCTGGTCATGATTTCGACCCAGTAGGCTTCGCGCTCGGCATCGAGCCGGCGTTGTAGCTCGGTTGCGATCTGCTGCATTTCGGTTTCGAGTGCGGCCTTGCTTTGCTTGTGCTCATCGAGTTCGCGGAGGATCGAATATTGCCGGGCAACAAGCTCGCTGTCGGATGGCTCGGACATCGGATACGGTTGGCAAATGCCATGACATCTGCGTCCTCGGTCCCGCGATACTGGCCAGTCTGGATCATCGGCAGCAGATCGGTGTACCAGCGGCAGTGCCAGAAATCCTTCTCCCAGTAATCCTTGAGCATGATGTTGTTGAGTTCGAGCGCGACGCGCTTGCGGAAGCACGGCTTGCACGTGCCGCAGTGCTTGCGCTCGCCGCGATAGCAGGAATAGCTGACGCGGAAGCCATCCGGATCGCCGCCGTTCTCTAAGTACATGGCGACGAGTTGCCGCTTGGTGAACTCCTTGAACGGGGCTTCGATCTTGAAGCAGCGGCGATCGGTCCAGTGCTGCTTTTGCCACATGTGGTCGAGCAGCACGGTCATCAGCGCGTAGAACTGCTCGTCCTTGTCGGTTGAGCGGTCGCCTTCGACCGATGAGAGATAGAGCCGATCGCCGTAATGCGAGGCCAGCATCAAGAGATGGGCGTTGCGGTTGGGGACGATCAGATCGTCGCGCTCGTAGCGCCCCAGATCGAGCACCCCGCCCAGTGTTAGGAACTCACACGCGTCTGGCAGCATGTGCTGGAACAGCAACTGGCTGACCCACCAGCTTTCGGTATCCTCGTAGCGCGCGCCGGTCGGGATGTAGAGCAGCAAATCCGGCTTGAGCAGACGGGCGTAGCAGAGGCTGTCCATACCTCCCGAGAAGAGCAGCACCGATTTGTCGATCGGCCCGGCGCGCTCTTGCGTGACCATTTGCGGGGCTGCGTCATCCATGCTTTTTTCCCGATCCTGTGCCATGCTGCCTCTCTTATACCCCAACGAAAAGGCCCCCGCTTTTTACGGGGGCCTCGGTAACTAAACCGGTTAGGTTTAGTCTCCTTAATCCGCAGCAGCAGCTTGCCCCGCTGGCCACGTAAAGCGGCCCATCGCCTCGGCTACCTTCAGCGTGTCCAGCGAGCCGCGCTGGAACGAGAAGACGGTCGAGCGCTTGATGTCGGTAAAGCCGTTCGCCGCTAGCATGGTCTCCAGGTCTTGAACGGAGATATTGCGGTTGTCGATGATTGCCCGGCGGATCAGCGTCCCCATTGTCGGTCCCACGGTCTTGACCGGCTTCTGCGGCCTTTCGCGCGTGATCAGCTTCTTCTTGGCCTCCTTGGCGGGCTTTGGCTTGTAATTCGAGACAAAGCCTTCTGGCGGTGACGGTGTGCCTTGGGCATTGGAGATTTTCGCGGCCTCGGCGAAATAATCCAGGGCCTCGGGCGAGAGCGCATTATAGAGTTCATCCGGCACGTCGGCGACGGCTTGCAGGAAGCGCGTGATGTACTTTTCGTCTTCCTCGTTTACGCCTTGCGCCCGGAAGCTCGGCTTGAACTGTTTGATCGCGGCGAGCATTTCGCTGTTGATCGTGTGTTCAGCCTCGGTCTCGGCGGTAGTATCTGTCGTTTCCGGCATGATTGCTCCTTCCATTGGGGGATTAATATAATTATTGGAGTATCGACTGGCAAGGTCGATCTACTCTAGTAGCTTGCGCAGTTCGCCGATGATATTCTCGTTGACCGGAATGCCGCACAGCCGACATATCCGCCGCGACCAGACATTGTCCGGACCGGAGCTTAACAACATGCCAAGGAAGAACTCGCTCGGTGTTCCGGTGATGACGCGCAGCACGTGCTGTAATTCGCTGGACGTATCGTGTTTGAGTGCGGTGAAAAGCGGCCCGTTTTGATCGGTAGTGCTAACTGGCTGCTGTTGGACCAGAGCCAGGAGAGTATCACGTTGGGCGGTAGCCTTTGCCGCCTTGTCGATCAACCACGTGGACACCGCACGCTGGTAGTAGCGCATGAACCATTTCTCATTGTCGATCCGGCCCCCCTGCGCCGTGGTCTTGCGCAGGCACCAAGAGAAAATCCGCGCCCCCTCCTGCACGGCATCCTTGAAATCCATCTCGCAGCGGATTTTCCAGTGGTGGACCTTAAAATACGCCTTGGTCCAGTTTTCGAAGACGCCTTGCCATTCCGGTGTAAAACCGTTTACCGCCATCGTCCCCTCACTGATTTGGCAGTTGCTTAAACCAAGCTCGGATTTCGCCACGTGACATCTCCCCGGCATCCTTAAAGCCGGGGGGCAGCGGGAAACTCTCAGGATGAGGAATACTGGTGCCTAATACAAGCAGTTCCTTGAAGTTTTCCACGGTATTCCGATCTTGGTCAGCATCGAGCGTCAGCAATAGACGCGGGTTCTTTACGAGGCCAATAATATCAGCAAGATGAAGGCGACGGCGCGTATTGACGGCGAGGCCTTCAATTGCAATCGCGATGATTTCGTGCGTCGAGTAAAAGGCGTCGGTGATCGCGATGGCGTCGAACGGCCCTTCGACAATGACGATCACGCGCGTCGCTTCGGTCGGGAAGGCCGGGATGTAGAGCGAGGCTGAACCGGTGGGATCATTGGCTTGATAGCGCGGCGTCTGATCGCGGATCGCCCGCCCGGTCCAGCCGATCAGCGCACCGCTCAGATGCAGTGGCAGCAATATCCGCCAAGCATGCCGGCCGGTATTGCCGCCGTAGCGCAAGTCGTAGCGCTGGGCGATCAGTCGCGGTGGATCGATACCGCGCTCTACCAGATAATTCACCGCGATCGGATACTCGGTGACGCTCTTGAAGCGGTCCCACTCGGTGGTGTCGTGGTAGGGGACGGTGCGGACCGGCGGACTGTCGTCGGAATAGCTGCGCAGCAGCGCATCGATCCGGTACGGCTCGATCTTGAGGCCTTCGCCCAGGAGCCGGTACGGTGATCGCCCGTGATGCGGGGGATGCGAGCGCAGACAGTAGTAGGCCCCGTCCGCTTCATTGATCCCGAGATGATATGAGGGATCGCTGGGACCGCACCACGGGCAGCGGATATTGACGTGGTCTTTGCCGATATTATGCCCGCGATCGATCCAGCGGATGTTGATTGCGTCGAAGAGTTGTCTCCAGAGGATTGCCATCAGTCCGCCTCCGCTGAAAGTAGACGATCAGACCAGCGGCGAGACCGAGTACGTTAATCCCGATCCACGCCGCGACGACTATTTCGACAATCAACCGGGCCTCCGTTGAATAATGATGTTGTGAACGCGATCCATTAACTCACGCTTGTCGGCTTCGCGCAGCATGTAGAAGAGCACCAGCCACAAGAGCGTCGGGATGTCGGCTTCGTCCTTCTCGCAGCGGCGCAGCCAGTGGTCCCCGCGATAAGCCAGGAAATTGGCCAGCCCTTGCGTGGTGTAGCCCAGCGCCTCGCGCGCCTCGGCCAGCAATTCGGGTTCACCGCTGCGGTTGCCGGTGGCGGCGCGCGACTGCTGTCGGTTCCATAGCTCGCGGGCAATGCGGTGCTGGTCCTCGATGCTATCGGTCATGTCGCCCCCCGCATGATTTCGAGATTATGGCGCACACGGTAGAGCCGGTTGAGCAAGGCGCGGCGCTTGGCGTTGAGTAGCGGCTGGTACTGCCAGATTTCGCTGATCATGCCATCGACATCCTCGATCGTCAGCTTCATCCGCTGTGACGGCACCACGCCATTGGCTTCGCCGCTGCCCCGGCATTCGGGGCATTCGACCATCACCGGCAGAAAGCAGGGATTGTGGACATCGATACGATCGTCGTCGTAAACGGTGACCATCAATCCCGGGTTAAGGCGTTTACCGTCGCCCTGGCACGTCTGGCATCTCATGACTTTTTCAGCTTTTCAAGGATGGCGACGGTCAGCCCCTTCTTTTGCAGGAGGCCGGCGACCACGTGCGTCGAGAACCGGAAGAGCCACTCGCTGGCGAGCTTCGCCGCCTTGATGTTGTCGGCGAAGTAATCCTCGGCCTTCTCGCTGAGCGTGACCGCCCGACAGTGGTTGCCATTGTCCGGATCGATCCGCAAGCAGACATCCGGCAGCGGCTCATCCGAGACCCGCCGCTTGATCACGCCGATTTCCCGGCCGTTGAGCTTCACCGGTTGCCGCTTGATCTTCTGCTTGGCCGGCGGCGGCAAATCGGGCAGTTCCTCGGGCGCGAGTTCGGTCCGGAGCGCGGCGATGTTGCCGTTGTCCTCCTCGTCGGCTTCGTCGGCTTCACCGTAGATCGTGGCGATCCGCTCGGGCCGCGCCATCTTGGGCTTGCCCGCCTTATGCCACCGCTGGGACATAAAGCCGCTCAAATCCTTCTTCCGCCAGGAATGTTCCAGCGCCCGCAGCAGCCGGCCGGTATCGATGCCGAAATCGGCGTAGCCCTCGACAATGCAGTCGAGATAGCCCTCGCTCGGCGGCATGATGCCGTGCCGGTTCATCTTGTAATAGAGAACCTTGTGCGCCATCCCGCTGTCGGGATCGGTGTAGTCGAAGTAACATTTCCGATACAGACCGTAATTGCCGTTGCCGACGCCCTCATAGATATCGAGTTCCTTCTCGCATTCCTGCGTGATCGCCCAGAGCGCGCCTTCGCAATAGGCTCCCGTCCGATACGCGACATCAGCGACGCCCCGGAACCGCAGGATGAGATTTTGCACGACCAGCGCCTCAAGCGGCACCGCCGCCGGACACCGCCGGATCATCTGCTGCATGTTGAGATTTGAGCCATAAGCCCAATATAATTTGGTTGGTGCTGCCACGGTTTTATCTCCCGCTTTTGGGACCGGAAACGATTTCCCGCGTCCGCTTTACATATAACGCCTTTACCGTGATTGTTCAAGCGTCCAGACGGCGTATTTCGCCTCTTCAAACCGTTGCATTGCCCGTCTTGCCTGGGATGCAGACGCCCGCGCAGCCATGAACTTGGCCTCGGTCTCGGTCAGCTTCTGCTGCCAGTAGGCCAGTCCCCGTTCATCCCACCGGGCGTCCCGCTTCCGCAGCCGCTCGGATGGGAAGGCAGAGCTTTGGTTCCAAGCCATTACGCTAGCTCCCATTCCTCGCCCCACGTGGAGCTTTTCGGGCAGGACCGCTTTTTCAGCAAGCCCTCGGCCTCAAGCGCCCAAAGCGTCTTGATGCCAATCCCCTTGACGGCAATCCGGCCGGGCCGGTAGAGCCGCGTTGCGAACTTCTCGCCACCGTAGTAGCTGCTTTCCAGAGCCTTCCGGAAATAGCCGCCCGCCGCGAGAATTTCGAGAGCGATAGCTTTCTTGCTCATGATCAATACTCCGCTTGGATAGCTTGATATTGGTGAGGCTCACCGGCCTCCAGGCAGGACATGAAATAGAGGGCCGCAGCGATCAGAAGCATTGCACCAGCGATCATCATGACCAATCTCCCTTCGCTTTATATATAGGGAGTTATGGCCTATGTGTCAAGGGATGGCGGCGGAAAAATACTCGCTTTTTCTGCCGTCGCTTGGTAGCGGCAGCGTGCCGGTCGAGCCAGCCTTCGCGCCGCTCGGGATCGGTGGTGTAATTGACGTTTTCGAAGTTCGACAGAAGGAGGTCGTAGGTGTCGAGGCGGCCGTAGCGGCTGACGTAGCGGAGGATGTCGCCGTAACCCGACGTGCTGTCGGTGTAGGAGGATGGGGCTTGCGCCCAGACGATCGGCATTGGGTTCTTCCCCGGCTCGGATTTCCCCCGTAGGGGGAAATCTTTACCAGTGGGTTATTCGCGGAAACGAAGCGGCTCACCGGGCGGGATGATGCACGGCTCGGCTGGTTCATCCGGTGGCGGCTCTGGCCCATAAGCAGCCCCTCCGTTAACCGGACATCCCGGTTCTGAACAGATGAAGGCAAAACCCTGCGCGCCACATTTTGGGCAGGTCTCGATGATGACGCTCATTTTAATCCTCCAGCCCGATATCGGTTGCCCGCCAGCGCCAGCCGTTGCTGTTGCCTATGCTGTCGTTGGGGATCAGCCGGTAGACGCCCTCCTCCTCGATCTGCCGGATCAGCCGCAGCACATGCCGCAGCCGCTCGCGCGGATCGGCCGGCGGCGGCGGTGGCGCTGCCCTGATCGGCCTCGGTTCGCTCATCACGATGGCGATCGGGGCGACGGGGGCACCAACTTCTGCACGCGGCGGCGTGGCAATTGCCGTGGCCGGCATGGCAATTGCCGGTTCCGCTTCAAACGTCGTAGAGACCGGCAGCATCATCCGGAACTCGACGCGGTTGTGGTGGATGATCGCCTCGGCCTTGGTTGAGGCGAACATGCCCAGACGCTTGATCGCCTCGGCACCGGCACAGCGCAGCCGGTGATTGGCCGGATCGATTATCTGGCCCGCGTCACGGCTCGGGCGGGCGGTCCACGTATTGGGATGGTGGTACGAGAAGACGTAGCGCCGTCCCTTGCCAAATTGCAGTTCCATCGCCGCGTATAGTTCAAGGCCCAGATAAAACGCGATGTTGGTCGAGTTCTTGAGTGTCCCGATGGTGCAGCCGTAATGCTGGTGCGGCACCGGGGGCGGCGCGGTTGCGGTCTTACCGGTGGCGATCGTCGCCTTTGCCTTGGGATGGATCACCGCACCGGCAGCGGTGCTGCCTAGCAGATCGGCCCTTGCTTGGACTTCCTGTGTCATATCATCGAGTTTCCTCTTGGTTGGTTGCGGCGGATCGGCCGGTGGTGAGCCAAGCTCCTTGCGCAGATCGTGCTTTCTGGTATCGACCCAGTTGGGATCGAGGCCTCTGCCTCGCGGGAACGTATCTTTGTGCCTGCGCCCCGCGTAGACATATTCGACGTGCAGATGCTTGCCTCCCGCCCGCACTTTGATGTCATCGATCTGGTAGACGCTACGCATGTAATCGATGACGGCGCGTTGTTGGCTACTGAGGTTATAGCCGTTGGTTTCTAGCATTGCTCCTCTCCGTTGTGCAGATTGATATACCTCGGCCCCGATCGCCGCCGGCCGGGCCTCTAGGCTGGCCCAGGATGCGCGGAAAGGCCCGGTCCGGTGGTATGACACCAGCCAAGCCCTTCCTGCGCTCCACGAGCTTCCTAGCGGCGCTGGCGGCGATGATGCCGTTCCGGCTCTTCCTCGGTGCTGAGAAAGCCGTAATCGAACAGATCGCTGACGTAGTTCTCGGCGCTGTCGGTGCGGACTTTCTGCCCCGAGAAGGCGAGGATGCGCCCCGCGCTCTCGGTCATGAACTTTCCCGGTGTCTTCTCGGGCGAAAAGCTCAGATCGTTTAGCTCCGCGACGATCGCCTCAGGCTCGGTCGCACGCAGTGTCTGGCCGTCATTGGTGTGGATCATGGTACTGCTCCGCTTGCAAAAGGGGCGACGGGACATCCCGTCGCCCGGTGGTGGTGGTCTAGGCTGCTGCCGCCATGCTGGCTGGAGCCATCTGGCTCTGCCGCTGCATCCAGAAGGATGTCGCGGCCTCGTCAGCGCCGGTCAGGGCCAGGAGGCCTTCCAGCGTGGCTGGCCCCTCAGGCAGCGGCGGTGCGCTGTTGGCGATTGCCATCATCTTGAGAACCAATGTGGCCCAAGAGATGATTTTGTCGGCCTCGATCGTCCCGGCATGCTGCCGGAACTCGACCGTGCCGTGCCGCCAGATCGACTCCAGATTTACCTTCCGGTATCTGTCGTAGCCGTAGCTCGACCGCAGCGTTTCGAGCGTGGTCGCGCCCGCCATCCGAGGCGTGAACGTGGTCGGCCGGCAGTAGCTGTTGGCCGTGCCCCGCCGTGACGGCGGCATCAAGCCGTCAATCACGTTCTCGTAGTGATGGTAGAGCCGCAGCACGTTGATCGGCAGTGTGTGTTCCCGCCGAGGCAGACCAACGTGAACGTGGAGACCGCACGTCTTGTTGATCCGGCAGAGCGCCCGTGGCCCGTCGCCGTGGAGGACCGCAGCGGCCTTCCGCACCATCTCGAAATCGGCCGTGCCCCGCAGGATGGGGCTGACCAATTCCATGCCCACGCCGTTCCGGTCGCTCAGTGAACCATCGGTCACGATCTTCCAGTAGTTCCGGACGTGATGGTTGTAGTGCTCGGCGTTGGTCGGCACACCGGCCTCGGTCAGTTGCCGGGCGAACTCGGCCATCGACACGTTGCTGGGCCGGATGCATTCAATCTCGATCCCGTAGGTGAGATTGGTCCAATCCAGCACCACCGCCGGTCCGACTGTCCCGGTCACCGCTGCTTCCGCTGGCGTCCGAGGAGCCGCTGCCGCGCTCGATGCGCCGCTCAGCACCAGATGCCCGACCTGGGCCTCCAGCCATTTCGACCGGACGATGTTCCAGGCCGCGTCGCCGTGAACCGCCCGCGACACCCGCACCGACAAGCCCACGGTCCGCCCCAGCGGAACCAATGTGAAATTGTACCGGTCGAAGGCCCGCCGCCGTGTCGAAGACAACCGCCAGCCGCTGATCACCGGACTGTCGCTGGCCAATTCGCCAGCCAGCCAGACGACCCGCGCCATGTTGTAGGCAGCGCTGTCGGAGGGGTTCAGTTCAATTTCCACCTGCCGGCCGGCGTCCCGCGCCCGCGACACGTAGAAAGCCCATACCGCGTCGATGTCGCTATAGAGCGGGTCCCGAAGCGGGGACGGCGTGATCCGCAGGGTCGCGCCCGAAAGCTCGGCCTCCAGGGCGCACCGCGCCCATTCCCGCTTGATCCACCGTGGCCAATTCATAGCCATGACTGGCTCCCTTGTTGGCAACGGAAACAATTTCCCGTCGCACTGTACATATAGGGGATAGCAAGCCAGGAGTCAAGCGGAAACTTTACTCCGATCGCATCTTTTTTTCGGCCAGCCCCTTGTGCTTATTAGTATACCCGGCTTAGGGCTTTAGCGGGGCAATCCTACTCATCCAACTCAGTGAAGCCATTTTTGCTCCAGCGCCTCGGGGGGCCGGTAGTCCTCGACAATCTTGACATTCTGGCCGAGCCAGTCGAAGAGCGCGGTAGCCAATTCGGCCCGGCATTCGAGTTCGCTGACGGTCATGGTGATCGCCGCCGGATCGCGATCGTTCTCGGGATCAAAGGCGCGGACCAGATCGGGCCACATGGTCCAGCCCGGCTGCGTCATGCACGCGCCGCAGATCGGATGCGCCATGTCGAGCGCACCAAAGGCGATCATGAACCGGCCGCAGCCATGGCAAACGAACTCCTGAACTCGGACAAACCAGTCTTCGTTCATCAGTCGTCTTCCTCATCGACGTAGAAATTGTGCTCCCCCATGGGGCATTCCTCGCGCAGCAGCACAAGGCAGCGCCGCCGGGATGGGGTATCGGTGCCATAACTCTCGGTGGTGTGCTCGCACCGGCTGCACGTCGCCTCGACACCGTCCACCGTGCGGCCTTCGTCGTTCTCTAATTCGGTTTCTTCGATCGTGCATAGGACACGCATGACGGCCCCCTGTGATGGGCTTCAGATTATACCCCAGGCACAAAAAAGACGCCCCCCTTGCGGAGGGCGTCCCTTTCGGTTTAGAACCGAGATGCTGTGCGGGATTGCCGTCCCCATCAGCGTGCGGCAGACGGGACTGCCATGCGGGTTAATACCGCAACTCAGCCCCTCCTGCAACACCCGATATCGGCAGCAGTTTTGTCGGGGGCTTGGCTGTGACGAACCGCCGGAAAGAACTTCAGAAGCTCATCAAAGAGCAGCGAGAAGATGTCTGGAAGGACCGAGTTCAGTCGCTTGCCAAAAAGCCTTCGACATTCAGAAGCATCAAACAGGATCGCGGCATTGGCAGCAAGCCCGGTCGCGGTCGAAGCAACAAGGACTATAGGTAGCACTGGCACGGGAGCCTAGATCGCGGCTGAGGAAGCTCAGCCGGTGGATGAGGCGATGATCGTAGCTACCAGCAGACCGAATGTGATGCGTGGGATTACGCCTACGCAGCTTCCGCGAGCTTTGGATGGCTGACGGCTTGCGGTGCGAAACAGTCAGAGACGTGCGGCCCAGTAATCCGAGACCGCTGACCTGCGGAGCCTATCAGATTGATAGGCGGGCTAAGCCATCGTCAACCATGGCGTCCCAACCGTCAAAGTTAACCACGCCCGTTTTCGGACGGGCGTGGTCTGCCCGGACCGAACCCACCGTCAAATTGGGGTTGGACAGCATCCTGCTTAGAGGTGATGAAATGAAAACTGGTGACACACGTGTCGAAGCAGTAGCCCGCGCCATCTATATGACCCACTGGGGATTAGCCGAAGAGAGTAAATACGGCGTAGACAGGCATGATCCTCATACATGGGATGGAGCCAGCCAAGCAGTCCGCTTCTGGGTGCTAAAGCAGGCTGCTGCGGCTGTGGCAGCTTATGAGGCTTGGAACCGACAGGGTACATAGATAGTTCATCGGGATATCCTTTGAATTGCAACAAAATAGGGCTATCATCCGGCTATGACACCAGAAGAAATCCTCGCCGTCATCCAGCAACTGGATGCCGTCGATCGCCGACAACTCGATGCCCTGCTCGTAGCCGACAAGGACGACGGGCGAAATTTGACACGACCCCAGCAATATGTCGCTGATGCCATACAGGAAATTTGCCGTATCCGGCCGCCTCTGGCGCAACTGCGCAAGCTGGGGATATCGGCCCGCACCAATGACCTCTTTGACTGGCTGGGCGACCAGACGACCGGTCTGACCGAGACACAAGTCTATGGGCTGGTCCTGATCTGCATAAAGGCGATCGCCCGTGATCTGGACCGCCGTCAACGGCCGCACGACGATCCCGCCGCGCTGCTTGACGGCATCCACCATGTCGGGCTGGCGATGGACCATTCCTTTCCGGGTTATTGGGCGTCCAATCTGCTCTACCGTCTTGTGCCAAAGGCTGAGATTGTGGCAGCATAGCTCGTCCCCCTGCTGGCCGCGCTGCTGACCCCCGTCTCCTTGGTTGTGACGCCTCCCCTGGTCCACATCCTTGGCGCGGCCAGCCCTTTTGAGGGAGGACACCATGAGCCTTGACGATCTTCCCCCGCTGCCCGAGCAGAACCCCAGGCCCGATCTGGGCTTGCCGATCTTTTACCAGACATACCGTCTGGTAGAAGGGGCGGTCATCACCGGCTACAGCCTCGATCCACCGCAAGTTACCGTCGATAACGCGGGCGTGCCGCAGACCATCGATGTCGATCCGCTCTTCTTCTCGCAGCAGGGCGAACCGGAAATAGGCGACTATTTTGTTGCCTATTCCGATCCGGACCAGACCGAACTCTGGGAACCGAAACTTGCCTTTGAGCAAGCCTACACACCGGTTGTCGAAGGACCGCCCGGTCCGCCGGGGGCGCAGGGCGAAACCGGGCCGGCGGGTCCACCGGGTCCGACAGGGGCTACGGGCGATAAAGGGGATAAAGGCGATACCGGGGCGACCGGGGCGACGGGCCAGGACGGGCCGATCGTCGTCAGCACCGACCCCGGCAACCGCGCGGTTCTCGGCAGCGATGACTACATCTTTGTCCCCAATACCTTTGTCGGCATAACGGACGGCACCGATGCGCAACCCGGCGATGTCGGCGAATATATCACCGTCGATAATATCGACGGTGTGCCGATCACCGCCAATGTGACAGCGCTGGTCTGCACCATAACGCTGCCGCCGGGATGTTGGGAAATCTGGGGCTGTTGTGATTTTGCCGTGGCGGCTGGGGTGTTCTTTGTCGATGTTCCCGTTCCGCTGGCGGTGATCCAGCCCAGCCAACTCGGCTGCGGGATCAGCGTCACGCCGGCTAGCCTGCCCACCGACGAGGAACTGATCCTCGGGACGGGTGTCATGCAGTTGATCTTCTCGCCGCTCGCCGCCGGTCAGCGACAGGTGCTGATCACCGGGCAGTGCCGTTCGAACTCGACTGATCCGGTCGATCTGTATCTGGTGGCGCAGATTGGGACGGGGACGGCGACGGTGAAGGGCTATGTGTCGGCTCGGCGGGTGCGCTGATCTTCCGGCTCTCCCCGGCGCTCGACAATTGGCTGCGCCGCCGCTGGTTTGATTATCCGCCGGGCGCATGGCCGTTGGTGTTCAGCGACGCCGAGATGGCGCTGAAGGCGGGTTATTCGGTGTCGTTTCGACAGGGGATGCCTCGCCGTTGACCGGTCTATCGGATACCCAGGTTTTTTCGCGTTTTGGCTTTGGCTCCAGTATGCTTTCCATATGAGTGAACGTATCCTCTATTATGTTGCGTCCAAGGCAGTCAGATATTGGCTGTAGTCGGGTTCCTCGCACAGTTTCTTGTGCCAGACGGCAATGCGTTCAATGACATTCATGACTTCTTCTCTTTCAGTTATTGGGCGGCGGCTTGGCTGATGCCCAGCAAGGCCCGCTCCTCGCGTGATCGCAGCATCGGCTTTGTCCCCGGTGCCAGTTGGGCGATATATTTCTTGATCAGCCGCTCGACGCTGCGCTTGTCGTTCTTGATCAGCGGATCGGGGCTTTCTTCGATGTAAAGCTCGCGGGCCGTTCCCCAGCTAAACATATCGTTGTTCGGCATCTTGCCCTCGGCCAAGACGATATCCGGTCGATCCTCAAACAACATCCGGATCATGCAGTAGCAATTGCCCAGCGAGATTTCATCGACCGGCTTGCGCTGTCGCAGATAGCCGCTGGCCTTGATCAGTTCGCGTAGTTCCGGATGGACTGGGCCGCGCCGGATCAGCTTTTGGCGAGCGGTCTCGCGCTTTTTGGCCTGTTTCTCTCTGTTGGCGGCGACGGTCTTCTCGATCGTCTTATTGCTTTTGGCTCGTTGCTTGGCCTCTGTCTCCTGTGCCTTTTTTTGCCGCAATCGAGCCTGCGCCTCGACTGCGGCCGTGGCGGCTTGAATACGCTGGAGCTTTTGCTCGTCCAGTTTTGCACGCACGATGCGACGCTGATCATCGGCCAGCGCCAGTTCATGGGCCTTTAAGATGCTGGCGATAAAGGAGCTGTCGAAGCCAAATTCCTGCGCCCAGATGTCAAACATGGGCAGGGAGCATTTCGAAAAGCGCAGTTCCTGGCGGCGATGGTCAAATTCGCCGGTATCAAACCGCTGCTTTAATTCGAGCCATTGCGTGGCGAATGTGTTAAAGAAATTGACCGATTTGCGCCATGTCACACGCAATCGCTGGGCATCGTCTTCGAGAAATGGTGGTAATTGATCCGGCACGGTAAAGCTCCTTTGAGGGAGAAAAAAGGGGCGGACATCGCTGAAATGCCCGCCCCCTTAGGCTAGCTAGGGCTAGTTAGTGCGTCGCGGTCGAGGGACCGATCATCTTGACGAAATGCGCGCCGCGCGACGGATTGTGCTCAAGCAGATGATTATCCTTCGCCCAGTGCCAGATGAACGAATTGTCCGAGCGGTTGTGCTTGGGCAAGCCGCTCACATCCTTCAGACGATCCCAATTGATCGACTGCCCCGGCTCCAGAATATCGATCGCGGCTTGCATGAGGGAAATAGCTTCGCCCCGTGCGTCGGCCGTCGATCCCGGCACCGGTTCAGTTTGCAGGACGACGGCTAGGATCATATCGTCCTCAAGCTCGGCGATACGGCTGGCGGGAAAATCCGGCAGATATTTCGCCATAAAGCTCGAAATCGGACCGTAGTCGTTCTTACGAACATGAATTGGCATTGGTGTTCCTCCTTTCCGGGGCAGGGGATCAGCACCGTTCTGCCGCCTAGATTTAATATCGCGTCCGCTGCTTTTGTGGGCGCTATATGCCATATAGCAAGCGCCTAATGTGCGCACAAGGGCTAAATGAAAATAAATGTGGCTAAAAGCAATTGACGTAATGCGGGCGGCTGCTTATCTTTTTGTATCGGTCCAGTTCTCGGAACGAATGGATTTTAACGATGAACCGTCTACGTGGAGAAGAAGTTGTGGTGTCGATGGGCGTTCGTCTGACCGCCGCACAAAAGGCATGGCTCGATCGGGAAAGCGAGCGGCAGGACCGCTCGGTGACGTGGCTCATTCGTAAGCTGGTCGAGAAGGCGATGATTGAAGCTGAATGGCGTCCCGCCCGCCCCGTCCTCAACCGCCGTACCGTATCCTAATCGGCGGCGGCTGCGGTACGCGGGCCGTGATTGAGAACCGCTTCAAAGCGGTCCAGGCTGGCTCGCGTGGCGGCAATTCCCTCGCGATATGCAGCAATTTCGTCGGCATCGCTCCAATTAGCCGCGACGTGCTCCGTCAAAGCGTCAACGTCACTGATAAACTGGGCCAGGAAATCGGGGGCCTCCATGGTTTCCGTTGTCGTCGGCTCGGTTGTACTACTGCCCCCGCTAGTCGTGGCTGTACTGCTAGTCGTGGGAGCCGGTGTGGTGGTCGCGGCCCCGGTGGTGGTTGCGGGGATTGTTGCTGGGGCTGCGGCTGCAATGGCTGCGGCATCGGCCTCCGCGATCTGCTTCTTCAATTGCCGCGTCAGCGCCGCCGTCAGTGGCCGGTTGCCTGCTGCTGCGGTGATCCGGACGAGCGTATCGGGATTGCCCGCGATGTAATGGGCCGTCCAACTTGCTGCTGGCGATCGATCGCCAGCAGCAAAGGCGGCGGCGATCCCACGGTAATCACGCAGCGCACCGATAGGACAATCGAAGCCATTGGTTTCGATTTCGGCCTTGATCCGCACCAGCGTATCGTTATGGACGCCCGGTGTATCCGGCCTCCCGGCGACGGTGATAATCTCGTCGCCAATCTCCCACTGAGACTGGTCGCGGCGCTTCCAGGCTGCGACGATACGTGGAAATTCCATAGGCATGGTTTGCCTCCTTCTGCCTTTACATATAGGCATCTCTTCATCATACGTCAAGCGTAGACAGATTTACTCCGGTTCGTCCCACGTGTATGGCGGGGGTGTGTTATAGTACCAGTAATTTAGCGTAACGTCTAATCGGATGGGGTATAACGGATTTGTACAGCCTCATTCGGGGGCTGATTTTTGAAAAGGTACGGCGGCGGCGTGACGAAAACCGCCGAGGCCGCAAAAGCGGCACAACATGCTGCTACGCCGTAGCGTGACCGTCACCAAACCTTGACATTTATGGATGACATGCGGATTGTCGCATCTTTAAGCGTCCTGTAGGACGAAGATGGAGAAGAAAAATATGCGCGTTGACTTGCGCACGCTAAAGCCAAATCCGTTTCGGGATTTGACTGTCGATCCGATCGAAGACGATCCCAAAATTCTCGCCAGCATCCAACGCCATGATTTTTGGGGCGGTAGTGTTGTCCGCCGCAAAAATGGTGAACTCCAAATCGGTGCCGGCCATGTCCGCGTCCGTATGGCACTTCAAGCTGGGCATACTTACGCCGAGCTATTTGTCAGTGACACGATCACCGATGAGGGGATGGTCCAGATTTATGCGGAAGAGAACGCGACGCAGCGTGGCAACACCAGCCCGGCCATTGCAGGCAGCGTCGCCGCCGCTATTAGATTGATTTTACAGAAAGAATTTGATAACGACATTTTGCGTGTCGAATTTGACACGCAAAATCAAGATGGCCGTGGTGGTCGCCGTGAGGGTGTCGGACGCCGCCTCATTCTCGAAATATTAAAGAACATTCCCGGCTACGGCGATGCCGTCATTCGTCAACAACTTGCCAACATCAAAACATCAGGCGATTACGATCGGATCGTCGGTGAGGAGATAACCAAGGCGCAGGAACGGCTGCGAGCCGAGGAAGCAGCACGACAGCGTGCCGAGGAAGCACGCTTGGAAGCCGAGCAGCGTGCCGAGGCCGCGCGTCAGGAAGCTGAGCGCCGCCGGTTGGAGGCCGCCGCTGCCACCGAGGAAGCGGAGCGTCGCGCTGCCGAAGAGGCCGCCCAAAAGGCCGAGGAGGAACAACGGCAGGCCGAAGAAGAGCAGGAAGCCGCTGCCGCTATTGAGACCGAGCATGCGGCAGCGGTGGAAGCAGGCGAGGCTGCAATCAGTCACGAGCAGGGAGTTACCGATGAAGCGGCCGAGCGTCGTGCCGCAGATTATGGTGACGCCGCCCCCTTTGATTTTGTCGGCGTATCCCGATGGATGAGCAATCCCAGCCATATTGATACGTTTCGTACAATGGTGCTTGGTGATGGCTTGCGTCTCAGCTTGGCCAGAGACCAGCAGGCGGCTCTCGCGAAGGCGCTGGTCGAGGAGGCAAGTATGGGAGGGGCCGAGTTTACGGTTGCTTATATCCGTGAACATATTACTGCGATGGTTCTTAGTCGTAATACCGAGCAGAACCGGATCACGCGTGCTGAGCGGCAACGCCTTCTCCGCGCGGATTGGGATACAAAAGTGCGTGACTGGCAGCGACAGTTCTCTCGGCAATGCCGTGGTATGCTCTCTGCCGCCGTAAAACTCGAAGAACTTAATCAAGACCGTCACCGTCCGCGCGGTGTGACGTTGTTGACTACAGAGGAATTTCGCAACGCGGTTGAGGCCGCAAAAAGGGCAATAGCTCTACTAACAGAAAGAGGCATCATATGACAGCCGCACGCCGTCATCTTGTTAGACGCCAAACCGTTGTCGTCCGTCCCGCTCCAAAAGAATGGGGTAACGCCAATCCCCGGCGTGGGCTGGGTTATGATAGTGCCCAGATATCTTTTGTTGATCACGCTAAGGCACTTGTCGCCCAGTTTCCCGTGGGCAGCATTCTTTCCAAGGACGCCTTTGATAACTGGCTGGCTGAACGCAGACTTCTAGAATTGCCTCCAGCCGATGCGCCAAAGAATAGTGATGCGTGGCTGGGACATTTGCAACGTCGTCATCAGATACGTTCTAAGATTAACAATACCGCGATGCATCCACGCATGACCAATGAAGGTTCGGTTCCGTTTCGGATTGATCCTGTCAGTGATTTTTGGGAGATACGGGCACCACATGTGGCAGCGGAGCGGCACGGTACGGCAGCAAGAGTGGCTTCGCTTGCCACTACTAAGCGACAGCAACTGGCTTATCTCATGCAAAGCGCTGATTGGACAGCGCTGCCAGTTCATGAACGTATTTTTGCCCAAGAAATCTTTGTCGATATTTCAAATTTTGAAGAGGATATTCGAATATCAGCGACGCGCGTCCAAGATAAGTTAGACAGGTTATCTCGTCGTTTGCAGGCTGCGATCGACAGCGGTGAAATTCATCCGCGAGACGGCATTCGACAATTGATTATGCCGCGTCAAGCTGAACTGGATTTAACCAGTGAAGAGGAGGAGGAACCGCCACCCGCCGCGTAAAAGTAAGAACAGTCACCATTGCGCCGGCTGTCACCGCCGCGTAGCCTCACTGTCACCAGACTAAAACATTCCCATCAGTGACGGTCGAGGGGGCAGCGTGGCCGCATCCTTTTGGGCATGCGCGCAAACACAGCCTGCGCAGGAACAGCGCGCGCTCCTTAATTTGCGGCGTCAAGGCTTTGAAGCGTTTTATCCTTTCTACCTTTCGACCACAAAGAAGTTAAAGCAAACCGTTGTTCGACCAGTATTTGCGTCCTATGTATTCGTTCACCTATTCGAAGACCATCCCTGGTCGAGTATTAGTAATACTTATGGTGTTTCCCGCCTTCTGACACGCGTTGTCAAGAATAGCGACTTTCGTTTACCGCAGCGCGTCCCCGAAGATTTCATCGTTGGTCTGACACGGTATCTCCGTTCCACTGCTTCGATAGTGGGGCCGGAGTTCACCGTGAACACGCGCGTCCGCATCACACGGGGCGCACTGCAAAATCATGAAGCGATCGTCCGGTGGTCAACCGAAGAGCGTGCCGGGCTGCTTTTTCAAATTTTGAACCGGGAAGTCGAAATCGAATTTAGCGTCGAGGAAATCGAACGTATCCCCGAGGAGACAGGGGTATAGTTCAACGGAGGGACAAAATGCCGGAAATCTACGGACCACGTAATGAATACGGTCAGTTAATCCACGCGATGAAATATCGCGATCCGGGGGAAACATTCGATGACTACTGTATTCGCTACGCGCGGACCGTGGCTGACGAACCGCACGAGTTCCGGAGACTGCTGAACTACCTACGCGACCAGACGATCTTGCCCGCTGGGCGGCAGCAGCGCGCTGTGGGCCGTCCCTTTGAAACAACGGCATTCAACTGCTTTGTCATGGGGACGATTTTCGATAGCACGGCGGCGATCTTTGAGGCGCTGCGCGATAGCGCATTGACGCTCAGAGCCGGCGGCGGGATCGGGATGGATTTCTCTTCCCTGCGACCGGCCGGTGAACCGGTGCGCGGTCTCGGCCACGGTGCGATGGCCTCTGGGCCGATATCATTCATGAACTGCTGGGACGGCATGTGTCGCACGATGATGTCAGCCGGCGAGCGGCGCGGCGCGATGATGGCGGTGCTGCGTGTCGATCATCCCGACATCATGTCCTACATTCGCGCCAAGCAGGATCAGTCGAGCTTAACCAACTTCAACATCAGTGTCGCTGTCACCGACGAATTTATGGAAGCGCTCGAAAATGACGGGCGTTATACACTGCGGTTTGGTGACACTGTTTTTGGTCAAGTCCGCGCGGTCGATGTCTGGGCCGCCATCATGGAAAACAACTGGGATTGGGCCGAGCCGGGTGCCATCTTTATCGACCGGATCAACCGGCTCAATCCGCTTTACTACTGCGAGACCATCGCTGCCACTAATCCCTGCGCCGAGCAGGCGCTGCCGCCGTGGGGCGCGTGTCTCCTGGGCAGTGTCAATCTGGTGAAATTCCTGCGACCGGTCTTTGAGACCAACGGTCTGGCGCTGGCGGCGCAGAGCGGTGTGCAAACGGTGCGCTACGAGATTGACTTCGATAAGATCGATGACGTGGTCGATGTAGCGGTGCGGGCCTTTGACATGGTGATCGACCGCACGGTCTACCCACTGGAGCAGCAGAAAGCCGAGGCGCTGGCTAAGCGGCGCATGGGCGTCGGCGTCACCGGTATGGCGAATGCGCTGGAAGTCTGTGGGTTGCCTTATGCGACACCGGGCTATCTCGACAAGCAGGACGAAATCCTCGAACGCATCCTCATCCAGGCTTATGAAACTTCTTGTATATTGGCGCAGGAACGCGGCCCCTTCCCGCTCTGGCACGTGGACAAATACGTCGAGGGTGAGTTCTTCAAGACGCGGCTCCCCGAGGAATTGCGTCACGACATTGGCGTGTACGGCTTGCGCAACGGCTTGCTCACGTCGATCGCCCCGACCGGCACGATCAGCCAAGCGGCCGATTATGTATCGAGCGGGATCGAGCCGGTCTTTATGGTCGAAGGCGACCGCACCGTGCTGACGCCGCAGGGGCCGCGCATCTTCTCGGTCACCGATTATGCCTACGCCCATTACGGCGTCAGCGGGCGGACGGCAAACGCGATCAGCGGGGAAGAGCACGTGGACGTGCTCTGCCGAGCGCAACGCTACGTCGATAATTCGATCAGCAAGACGTGCAACGTCAACGGCCAAATTGCCGGCCAGGGCGACGGTGTCACTTTTGACGAGTTCAAAAAGCTCTACCTCAGAGCCTGGAACGGCGGGGCCAAATCCTGCTCGCTTTTCAATACCAACGGCAAGCGTATGGGCATCCTCCAGCCAAAGCAGGAAGATGTCGCGGGCGCGGCCTGTTTTCCCGATCCTTTGACCGGCGAGAGGGCTTGCGCCGCCGATTGAAGGGGTATAATCCAAATGAATATCGATCTTACCGCCGAAGAACTGGGACGTATCGTCCAGTGGGCCGAGGCCGCCAACATGGCCGACCCGCTGACGGCGTCGCTTCATCTCAAGGCCCTGCGTCTCCTGCAAAATATCAAGCCGCGCGGTTACGACGACGATCCGCAAGCAGCGGCCGAAAAATGGAAGGCACCGATTTGACCAACGGCACGGTGAAGACGCTGGTGGACAGCGGCGGATATTCGGCGTGGCGGTTGGGCAAGACGATCGACCTCAACGCGTATTGTGAGTTCCTCGAACAGAACGCGGACTGGGTTGGCATGTACGTCGTGCTTGACCACATAGCCCCCGATGAGCCGGAAGAGGCGGCGCAGATCAGCTTCAACAATCTGAAGGAGATGCGCCGTCGCGGCTTTACCCCGATACCGATCTGGCACGCGCGGGAGAGCCTCGATTGGATCGACCGCATGCTCGATCTGGGCTGCGATTACATTGGGTTCTCGACCACCAGCGCCCGTGGCTTTGCGATTGATAACGCGCTCGAACTTGCATGGTCGCATGTGGTCAACGCGGCCGGCGAACCGACCGTCTTGGTCCACGCTTTTGGCAATAGCCACGTGCCGACGCTTTTTAAGTATCCATGGGCATCAGCCGACAGTTCATCCTGGCTGCGCGGTCCGAAGTGGGGCCGGATTATGCTGCATGGCATCCCGACCGGGCGGCTCAACCATCGGCACACCACCAAGAGCAAACACGACGATCTGATCTTCCCCGACCTCACCGAGACCCTCATCCATAGCAACCACGCCCGCGACATCTCGATGATCGAGGGCGAGGATTTGGACATCCTCCGTGAGCATATCGAGGCGCTCGATATCGATCTGGACGAACTTCGCGAGAACCGCAAATCACGGCGGACGTGGCTGTCGCACGCCTATATCGCCGCGACGTTTTTCTTGAAGCTGGAAGAGGAAGTGCGTCTGACACCACGCCCGGTCTTCCGCCCGATCAACGGTTTTGTCACCAGTCCCTGTGCTACGGCCCCGGCAGTGTCACTACCGGAGTTCGATCTGTACATGGCGGTTGGTGTCAGTCCGTCGATCCTACCCGCGTTGATTTACGCCGGCAACCGCCGGCCGCTCGCGAGCTACTATTACATTAATTCGCACAATCACGCGGCGCGGATGCGGGCCTACCATACCGATCCGGACGGTCTTCTCAACGTCGAACCGTTTAAGAAGTACACCGAGATGCTGGAAGAATGGATCAAGCCAAATGCAAGCCAGTGAAATCTATCAGCAGCTTCGTCCCTTCACGCTGCTGGCGCATGAGAAACTTCTGACACCGTCCTACAAGGCTTTGCATTTGACACCGACAGCGGTGCGCGGCCATTCCCCCTTTGGTGTCATGGAAGTGGAAGCTAACCTGGGGATCGAGGCCGAAGCCTATGTGGACACCGCGCGGTTTCTACAGGTGCTAAGCACCGCGCCGGCCGGGAATTTCCAGTTGGCAGTGACGGGCAATAAACTCGAGTGGTTTTGCGAAGACCCGGGCGAGACCAAAAGATACGAGATGACCGGGCATTTCTCGCTGATCACCAACGATATCAACATCCCGGCGCTGCCGTGGGACGGCCGGGGGGAGATGATCCCGGTGGGCGAGGGCTTTGGCCGGGGGCTGCAACTGGCGGCGCTGGGCTGCGGCTCACAGGCTTATATTTCGGTGGGCCTTTACGGTGTGGTGATCGAGAACGAACCCGGTGGGCTTTATGCCTATGCCAGCGACAACAATTCGATCGCCTCCTGCCGGCTGGGCGACCGCAGCGATGCCTTTGCCGATCGGATCACACTGGCACCGGACGCCTTATCGCTCCTGGCCGATGTCTGCCGGGGCGAGGCCGCCGTGTCGATTACCGAGGACAGCATCTACTGCCAGACACCGACCACCAAATTGGTGGTCCGCCGCAAGGCGGACTTGAAGAAGGATTTACGGGCGATTGCCGCCGCGCTGCGTGGCCAAGAGCGCTCGCTGCCGATCGACCGTGAGAGCTTGGCGGCCTTTGTCCGCCGCGTCGATGCGTTGGCCGAGGACAAGACCAAGGCGCGGATGTCGCTCTCGGTCGAGGAAGGGGCGACACGGCTCTATTACGAGGACGCGATCAGCTTCTCGGCGGAGTATTATCTCGTGCAGTCCGAGGAGCCGTTTGACATTAGCCCGATCCAACTCGAGCCGCGCCGCATTTTCCGCGCGTTGGGATCGGCTGACCGTGTGGTCTTTGATTACGTCGCTCGTCATATGCTGATGTTTCGCGGGCCGAATGATTTCCTCTTTGGGGTCCACGGCAAGGCGGTTTGAGAGGACGAGAGATGGGGTTCTGTTACGACGAGGCCGCCATTGCCACGCTGATCGAGCCACGCCGTTCAAGCCCGCGCGCGGGTTCGATCGTCCGTGAAGCGGAGGAAGGGATGAGCGGGGAGCGCGGCTGCGATGCCTGCCCGTTACAATCGACGTGGCCCCGCCTGGGGACGTCACAGATGGCCATGACCGGTCCGGTTGGTGCTGACATCCTCGCGTTGGGGGAGGCCCCTGGAGAGCAGGAGGATGACCGTGGCGAGCCGTTTATCGGCCCCTCCGGAAAGATGCTGCGGCGGCACATACCGCACCGGCTGATGGACCGCGTCGCTTACAGCAATGCCGTCCGCTGCCGCCCACCCGGCAACCGCACGCCGACCGGGCATGAAATGCATTGCTGCTCCGTCCATCTGGAGACCGACATCACGGCCGGCGCGTTTAAGGCGATCCTGGGGCTGGGTGGCGCACCGCTTATTCACTTCTTCAATGAAGCCTCGGTCAGCCAGATGGTGGGCGTCCGCTTCCCGGTGGAAATCGGCGGCCGGCCGCTCTGGTACTACCCGACTTTTCATCCTGCCTTTCTGTTGCACAACGGGGCCGAGCGGGCGCGGGAATATCCGGTATTTGCCACGTCAATAAAGAACTTCTTTACCGACGTGGACAAGTGGAAGCCGCCAGTCATCGAGAAGCCCAAGCCGAGCGACGTGATCTGCGTCTACAACGAGACCGAGGCTTATGCGCTCTATGACCGCCTGGAAGGCCCAATCGGGATCGATATCGAGACATCAAAGTTAAAGCCGTATCATCACGACGCCAAGCTGTTGTCAGCGGCGCTGAGCGACGGCAAGACGACATTCGCCTTTCCGATAGAGCATCCGGACGCCGCCAATTCCTGGGGAGCGGTCCTGCTGTTGCTGGCTGCTAACGAGCGGCAGTGGGTTGGCCATAACGCAGCCTTCGAACTCGTGTGGCTGCTATGGACCGCCCGCCAGCTTGGCATGCCCCTGTGGAAGCCGCATGGTTTTGACGACAGCATGGCGCTAGGCCGGCTCTACCACAGCCGCAATACGCTCTTGGACCTCGGCACGATGTCGCGGATCATCTTGGGCACCAACGTCAAAAAGCTGACGCGTGTCAATGCGAAGCACATGGAGGCTTACAGCCTCGATGAAATTCTCCCTTATAACGGTCTCGACGCCTGGGCATCGGTCAGGATCGATGACCGATTGCACAACCACCGTGCCGTGCTAAAGGACGAATATGCGCGATTGATCGGGGCGATCGAGAGTACGGCCTACATGGAATTTCTGGGCTTGCCGGCGGACCGGGAGGCGGCGCGTGCGCTCAAGGTCCAATGGGGCAGTATTGCTGCCGAAAAGCGTATCGAGGCCACGACGATATACGAAGTCCGCCAGTTCGAGCGCGAGCGGCAGCAGGAATTTAACATCGGTAATCCCGACCATGTCGGCGTTGCCTTGGTCGATTACGGGCGCTGCGAGTTGCCAAGGAACAAGAAATCTTATTCTACAGAAGAAGAATTGTTGCGGCCGATCGCCGAAGGCGGAAATCCGCTGGCCCGCTGTGTGATGGAATACCGCGAGGCGGTAAAGCACGACAGCACTTACATCGAGCCGGTGTTGAAGCTGGACGACATGCACAGCGACGGGCTGCTTCATCCCAGCTACACCACCATGCACGTGGCGACGTTCCGTACATCGGCCAGTGACATCAATATCCAGAACATGCCAAAGCGGCGACACCGCGAGTTTCGTAAGCAGATCGTTGCGCCGCCCGGTCACGTCCTACTTTCTTGCGACGAGGGGCAAATCCAGGGGCGCATCTACGGCATGGCCAGCCGTGATCCGGTGCTTTGCCAAAGTTTTATCGACAAGGAAGACATCCACAGCCACTGGCTGGGCAAGCTGATCGATATCTATCCGGAATATCTCGACCGGCTGCGTCAAAAGCTAAACCTCGACACGGCTTCCGAGGACGTGCTGCGTAAAAAAGGCCGCGACCTCATCAAGACCGATTTTGTCTTCGCGTCTTTTTTTGGCACGACGGCTGACAACTGTGCCGAGCGTACCGGCATCCCGCTCTCGATTATCAGTGAACTTCTCGGTGATTTCTGGGGACGGTTTCACGTTGCTAAACGCTGGCTCACCGCGCGTCGCACCGAATACCGCGATTATGGTGGTGTCAGAACGCTGAACGGCCAGATGAGGTTTGGTGTCATGACCGGGAACGAGCCGGTTATTCAGCCGATCCAGAATGGTGAAGCGGTGATCATTCTCGACTGCCAGAACGAACTACAGAAGTTGGCGATCGAATACGACGACATGTATCTGATGCCGCGCATCAACGTCCACGACGATCTGACATTTATCGTGCCGGAACAAGATGATCGCATCGATCAGTATCTCGCCGAAATTGAGCGTGTGATGACCAAAGTCCGCTATCGGTGGCAGATCGTGCCGCTGATTGTGGAAGCGTCGGTGGGGTATAATTGGTGTGATATGGAAGCGATCCACGTCCACACGGGCGACTATGTGAAGGGCAGCGCGGTGCCGCCGCCCCAGCCGTCCTCTCTGGGACCGCCGCGACTACCGCCGCGACCACCACCACCACCGGAATGGGATGATCCGCCATCGGGTGATCGTGATGGTGTAACCTACGATCACGATCAAGATTATGTGCGGCTAAATCAACAGGCGACGGATGTATGGCGGGCGATGCGTGACGGACATTGGCATACCCTTCACGGGCTGTCTGCGACGACGGGCCATCCTGAGGCGTCGATATCGGCGCGACTGCGGGATTTTCGTAAATCCGATTTTGGCTCTCATGAGGTTCATCGGGAGCGGATCGAGAGCGGGTTATTCCATTATCGGCTGGTTCCAAATGGATCGGTGGTGCCGTTATACAAGGAATAGAGATGGACGAGCCGCTCATTACCAAATACCGCCCCATCGCCTTTTCGGAGGTACTGGGACACGACGAGATGATGGCGAAGCTCCAGCGCCGGCTGGAGAGCGGTGGACCACCGCACGCCTTTCTGTTGACCGGCCCTTCTGGGATCGGCAAGACCACTGTGGCGCGGATCATTTCCAACCATATCGGTGCGGAACTGCTGGAAATCGACGCCGGCTCATCCGGCTCGATCGACATGATCCGCGAACTCATCGAGAACGGTCAGCATCTGCCGCTTAGCGACGTGAAGTACAAGATGTTCATCATCGATGAATGTCACGGTCTCTCGGCACCGGCCAAGCAAGCGCTTCTAAAGATCATGGAAGAGCCGCCCGACCATCTGTTTCTGGCGCTCTGCACCACCGAGGCGCACCGGATACCGGAGACTTGGAAGACCCGGTGTTTTCCGATCGCGCTCAAACCGGTGGAGCGCAAATACATCGAGGAACTGCTGCAAACCATTTGCGACTGCGAGAAATGGGTAGTCAGCAACGATATTATGGCACTGCTGGTGGAGGAGGCGACCGGCCAGCCGCGCAAGGCAATCACGCTCTTGGAGCGTTGCTATGAGGCCCGCGACCGCACCGAGGCCAAGCGGATCATCTCGATCCTCGATAGCGACAGTGACACGCTGGGCGAGATTGCCACGCTCTTGATCCAGGGCCGCGCGTCCTGGGAACAGTTACGGCCGCTTTTCAACAAGCTGGAGGAGGCCGAGAGCTACGAGGGCCTCTTGATCCCGCTGACGCGGCGGCTGATCGGCGCATTCCTGCGCGAGACCGGTCCTAATAAAGCGAAGCATCTCGCCGAGATGATCGATGCGATCAACTTCCCGACGCAGACTTTTGATCCCAAAGCCCAGTTTTACGCGGCAATGAAGAGGGTGATCTGGCTGTCATGACCACCTATCCCGATGACTACAACGCGCTGTGCGCCCGGCTGGGCCTCGATCTGGAAGACCTTGACAATGAACTGATGAAGATGCCGCCGCTGGTGCAGGAAGCCGCCGAACTCGCCGCTATTGCGATGAACGACGAGAACGCCTGTCATCTGGCACTGGACATCATCAAGGCTGAAGTCGGGCTGCAACTGCGCCAGGAGCAGGAGAAGATCACCGAGGCGGCGATCGAGCGCTTGCTGCCGCTCTCTGTGGAAGTTCAGGAAGCGCGGTCAAACTACAACCACGCCAAGACGTATGCGGGGCTGTGTGGTGATCTGGTGCGGTCGCTGCGAACGAAATCTTCGTTGCTGCAAAAAGCCTGCGAGATGACTGTCGCCGGGTTTATCACGCCGTCAGCCGCTTACGAGCGACGCCGGGCAGCAATGAACGCTGCCCGGCAAGAAGCTAAATCGGAATGATTGGAATGCCGCCAGTTAGGGGTATATAAGCCCAAACGGTAGGGCGTCCATCATGTATGAGCTACTGCATCTTCTGCTGTACGTGGCTGGCGGCGTAGTCGCCATGTTGCTGATCGGCTTCTTTCTCTATTACGCGGGCCGTCTGGTCACGATGGGTGTGATGCGGTCCATTCAAGACGCACATAGACGCACATGATGGGAGGAGGACTTAATGGCGTTCCAGTATAAACCGCGATCCGACGAGGATTGGGAGAAGCGGGCTTCTCAGAAGGGCGGCGGCTTTCAAGGATATATTCTTGACGACTACCGCCTTTACACACTGAAGAAGGGCGAAAACGCGATCCGTATTCTGCCGCCGACGTGGGAAGGCGCGACGCATTACGGGATGGATGTCCATACGCATTTTGGCGTGGGACCGGACAAGGCGACCGTTCTCTGCCCGTATCGTATGGTTAATGAGCGCTGCCCGATCTGCGAGGCTCGCTCGCTCGCCGAAAAGCGTGGCGATGATGATTTGAGTAAGGAACTGCGCTCGTCAAGGCGCGTGCTGGTCTGGCTTATCGACCGCAAGGACGAGGACAAGGGACCGGTTATCTGGGGGATGCCGTGGACGCTCGATGCGGCTATTACCAAAGTCAGCAAAGACCGCACGACCGGCAAATTCTATCATATCGATAGCCCCGAGGAGGGCTTCGATGTCTATTTTGATCGTGACGGCGAGGGGATCGGCACCAAATACACGGGCGTCGTGCTGGCCCGCCGGGCGACATCGGTCGAAGCGGAATGGGTAGAATATGTCAATAAGCATCCGTTGACCGATACGCTTTTGGTGCGCGATTACGAGGAAATCCAAAACCTCTTCGAAGGCGGCGGACCGTCGCCTAAGGCAGAGCCGCGCCCCCTTATGCGTGAAGCTACCAACGGGGCCGGCCGGCCGACATCCGAGCGTCCCGCCCAATCCGAGCGCCCCGCCCAATCCGAGCGCCCGGTCCGCCCGCAACTCAACCGCCCCGCTTCCGAGCAGCCGCTTCCCTTTGATATGGCTGGTGATCCGCCGTCTGAGCCGCCCGAGGAAGAGGATGTCGAGCAGGATCGTCCGCGCCCGACAGCGCCGGCCGAGCGTGAACCGGCTCCCGCTGCGGCGTCCGCGACAGCGTCCAAGGCGGCGTCGCTGCGCGAGCGGTTTGCCGGTCGCAAATAGATGCCCCGACCTCGATTAAACCCGCGTCCGGAGGCGGCAGCGGAAGCTGCTGCTGCCCCCGTTGCCGTCCTGCCGGTTGCCGGCACGACATTCCCGACCGGCTCGACGCTCTTGGACCTCGGTCACAATGGCGGCTGGGGCCGAGGGCGGATGGTAAACATCGTGGGGGATAGCAGTTCTGGCAAGACGCTGCTGGCGATCGAGGCAGCGATTAACTTTGGCGGACTGCACGGGGCCGAGAACATCCGCTACAACGAGACCGAGGCGGCATTCGATCGGGTCTACGCCTATTCGCTGGGCCTACCACCCGGTGTCTCGTTTACCGGTGACGACACCGAGAACGGTCACGGTTCTGTGACCGTGGAGGATTTCTTCGAAGACCTGGAAAAATGGCTGGATGCTCATCCGACCGGCCCATCGCTTTACATCGTGGACAGTATCGACGCGATGTCCGACACTCAGGAGATGGGCAACGAGGAACTGGGCAAGGCGACGATGGGCCGCAAGGCGAAGATGCTAAGCGAGTTCTTCCGCCGGAAGATGAAGCCGCTGGCCAAGGCGAATTGCTGTTTGATGCTTATCTCGCAAATCCGCGATAAAGTCGGCGTGACGTTTGGCGAGAGCCAGACGCGGGCCGGTGGTCACGCGATGGATTTCTACGCTTCGCAGATTGTCTGGCTCTACGAGGCCGGCAAGATCGTTCGCACCGTGAGCGATGTCGAGCGCACGGTGGGCATCCGCGTGCGCTTCAAGAATAAGAAGAACAAGCTGGGGCCGGCCTTTGCCGAGGGCGAGATTTCGATCTTTTTCAACTATGGCGTCGATGACGAGTTATCGATGGTGAACTGGTTAAAGCGTAACAAATATCAGGGCGACCTCAGCTATGCGTTTGATGCCTATCCGGCGGCGCTGAGCCGTATCCGCCGCGCTCGCGACACTGATCGTCTGGCCGCGCTGCGCGCGGAACTGTCGGCTGCGACGCATGCCCGCTGGCGGGAAATCGAGGAAGCTATGACGCCGCCACTGCGCAAATACGCGACATGAGGAGCGGCGGGGGGAAAGCCAAAGGGGGGGTTTTCGAGCGGCTGGTTTGCAAGCGATTGTCCCTCTGGCTCTCCGAAGGCGAGCGCGACGATTTGTTCTGGCGCAGCGCAATGAGCGGCGGCCGGGCGACGCTGCAACTTCGTCGCGAGTTTGTCAATATGGCGCAGGCCGGCGATCTGACGGCGATCAGTCAGGAGGCCTACGAATTTGCCGAGCACCTGTTTATCGAATGCAAGCACATTCGCGATCTGGGCTTTGGTCGAGGCTTTATCTGTCAAACCGGCGTCTTATGGAATTTTTGGCAGAAGGCTTGCGAAAGCGCGCAACGGTATAATAAAACTCCGGTATTGATCGCCCGTCAAAATCTCTATCCGATCGTTGTGGTCACGACATCGATACAGGCTGTGTTCCGATATCCGGCGCAGATCATCCTGCCGGGATGGAATGCAGAGGTATGTCAGTTTGAACCGGCGACGGCGTACCGTCGTTTGATCCGGCGAAGGGGCAATCTCGATGACAGACAGCGTGCCTTGGTCCCCAGCGGACCAGCTAGCGAGCCTGTTGGACAGCCAATTCCGCGAGCGCCTCGCCCAGTGCTTATACGACATGTTCGAGACGAGGTAGGCAATGGATGACCCAATGCTTCACGAACACGAGGGTGACGATGACGATGACGGCATCTTCGATGCTGAAGTGGTCAAAGTCGGCTTTTGCCCGGACTGCGGGACGACGGTGATCGTCCTGGGGGATTATGAGGCCGACGTGGCTGTGGCGCATTTGACCAATCCGGTGCTCGATCAGTTGATCACTGATCTGCAATCGATCCGCTACCGGATGTCGAACTGATGTATTTGCTGGCGACGGACTTTCATCTCGATGACAATCCGGACAACGATTATCGCTGGGCGATCTGGGAGCATATCCTCCAGGCGGTGATCCAGTACCGTATCGAGACCGTGTTCATTCTGGGCGACTGGGTCGATCGCAAGGACCGCTTCCCGGCGCGCTTTATCAACCGGCTCTTCGATGAAGTCTACCGGATATGCAACCGTGCCCGGTTGGTGGTGCTGCGCGGCAACCACGACACCGCGATGACACCGCCGAGCTATTTCGATTTTGCCGCTACCGCGATCCAGGGCTTCGAATACGTCTCGCATCCGCGTCCCTTCTTCTCGCATCTGCTGCTGCCCTTCACCGCGCGGCCGAAGACCGACTGGGCCGATCTAAATCTGGCCGACTATAAGGCAGCGTTTATGCATGCTACGGTGACCGGCGCGGTGGTGGAAAACGGGATTATCATGGAAAATTCCAACTTCCCGATCCTGCCGCGCACGGTGAAATTCTATTCCGGTGATGTCCATGTACCGCAGACGGTGCGCAATGTGGTCTATGTGGGCGCACCGCATCCGATCAAGTTTGGTGATAGTTTCCCCTGTCGGATGGTGGTGCTTGATAATGACTATAATATCATTATGGAAATTCCCCTGTCACCGCCGCGAAAGCTGATGGCCGACATCCGCGATGTCGGCGAACTCGACAGCCTGACGGTCCGGCACGGCGACCAGATCAAAATCCGCTTTAATGGTCTCGCGGCGGCGATCGAGAACTGGGGGGAGACCGAGCAGCGCATCATCCAGTGGGCGCGCGAGAAGGGCGTCACCGTGGCGGGGACCGAAGTCATTATCGGCGTCCGCACGCCGGGCAATCTCGACAGCCAAGAAACGCCCGAAGCGATCCTGCGCGGCTTTGCTGCGCGCGAGGGTATATCAGAGGAACTGCTACTGACCGGTGTCAATCTGCTGGAGGCGGTGCGGGGATGATGGGGACACGATGGCCAAAAGAAGAATATGAGCAATATGAGCCAAAGGAACTACGCCAGCAGGCCTCTGGATCGAAGGCCCCGCCGACATACCAACGACCGTTCAAGGAAGGCAGTCACTTAACCTGTCGGCATGGCCGCTTCTGGCGGTCCTGTCAGCGCTGCCGCCTCGAAAAGTAATCCATGGTGAGCGTGGCGAAGTGGTAACGCGACCGCTTGTGGAGCGGTTATGCGCGGGTTCGATCCCCGTCGCTCACCCCAACCAGAAGGGACAGAAGGGGCTACCGTGACCGACCAGCTTTTTATCACAAGATCGGGTATAGATTTAGCAGACACACTGTCACCAATCATCGACGCCAACATCCCTGACGACTGCACTACGATCGATGTCATCAACGGCATCGCTATTTCACTGACGCGCCGCCTGGGTCATCTGGAACGGTCACATAATCCGGCGCTACGTGTGTGGGTTCAGCAATACGCCGTCTTTCTCCTCTCACGGTTCGCGGAACTCAATGAAACAGATCAGTCTGACGCGGATCAAGCTCAACAACTTCCGGTCCTTTGTTGGCTCAACGACAGTTGATCTGACGACGGGGGCCGGCCTCAAGCTCATCTCCGGTGACAACCGCGCCGAGCCACGGCTGGGCGCGAACGGGGCTGGCAAATCGACACTCTGGGACGCCGTCTGCTTTGTGCTTTACGGGACATCGGTCAAGGGACTGCGGTCCTCTGATCTGGTGTCCTACGGCAAGCTCAACGTCTCTAGCGAACTGACGCTGGCGATCGACGGCGAGCCGGTATCCATCCAGCGCTCTGCACCGCCTAATCGCGTCTTTATCGGCGGTGAACAAGTCGATCAGCAGGCGATCGAGGAACTGATCGGACTGACCCGGTCGCGGTTTCTCAATTCGGTGATCTTTGGTCAGGCCGTGCCGCTCTTTATCGATCTGCCGGTGCCGGCGCGTGGTGATCTGCTGGACGAAGTCCTCGATCTGGAAATGTGGATGGAGGCCGCCGATCTGGCCGGTGAGGAATACCGCAAGGCGACCCAATCGCTGACGGTGATACGCGAGGCCATACAGCGCACGCTGGGGCAGCAGGAAGGCCTGGGCGACTTCGAGCGCTTTCGCGAACTCGAGGACCAATGGGAGGCCCAGAAGCAGGCCCGCTTCGAGGCGCTGATGAAGCCGTTCGAAGCGACGGAAGCGCGCCTTGACGCTCTCGAACTGGCGTACCAAAACCCCCTGGAGTTGTTGGACGAGCGGCGGCTGAGCCAGGAACTGTCGGCCGCGCGCAACCGCAATATCGATGCCGTGCGGGCGAAGGCGACGCTCGATGTCGAGATGAGCGTGATCGAGGCGACCTTCAAATTCTTTGAAGAGAACGATAATTGCCCGACGTGTGACCAGCCGATCGACGCCGCCCATGTCGAAGCCTTTGCCGAGCGCACCGTGCCGCGCATCGAGGAACTCGATAAGCTGATCGCCAATGCCATGCTAGACATCGAGACCACCGCCGGCACCGTGCGCGGGGCCGAGGAGACATGGCGTGCGGCGACGGTGACCAATCAGCAGCGTCGATCGGAACGCGCCGTGTTAGAGACGGAAATCGCGAACCTACAACGCGATCTTAACCGTATGGACCTAGAGGCAACCCGTCTCGCCAAGGAGACCAGTCCTTACGAGGCCCAAGCCCAGGCAGCGGTAGCGGAGTATCAGCGTCTGGAAGACGTGCTGGAGCTACAGCGAATTGATGAACAGCATATCCTCAGACAACAACAGAGCTTTGATTTCTGGCGGCAGGGCTTTCGCCGTGTTCGCCTTTACTGTCTGGAACGCGTTTTAGAGGAGCTAAGTCTGGAAACGCGCAATAGCTTATTGGCGCTTGGTCTGCCAGATTGGGGTATAGTCTTTAAGACGGCGACGGAGACACGGTCTGGGACGGTCAAGCTGGGCGTTCAGATCGATGTCGCGTCGCCCGCCGGGCAGAGCAAATTCGACGTGATGTCGGGAGGGGAAAGCCAACGGGCGCGGCTCGCCGTATCGCTTGGCCTTGCCAATCTCATCCAGCGTTGGGCTGGCGTCAGGTTTGATTTTGAGGTATTTGACGAACCGACAGCTTGGCTATCGGAACAGGGCGTTGAGGACTTGCTCGAAAGCCTCCGGGCGCGTGCTGAGACCGGCAACCGCTCGATCTGGATATGCGATCACCGCGCGCTCGCGCATAGCGGCTTTGTTGAGCAATTGTGCATCATTAAGGATGACACCGGTTCGCGGTTGGTGGGGCAGCAGACGGAAGATAGCGCCGCCGCTGTCTGATGAACGAATAAAGGAAATTCGCCAGGAAAACCCCGATCACTTTGGTGGGGGCGATTGGTTAAAGCCGGTATTGTGGCTCTATTTCTTCCTGTGTGGAGATAGATGATGTCATTGGAATGCGTTATCCTTTACCGCTCCAATACTCACGATGACGCGCCGGTCGAGGCTGTGCTTGATAGCAATGGAATTGTAGTATTTGCCAATATGGATTTGGCGATTGCTTATTGCGACGCCAATAAAGAGTTCCGTAACGGTTACGCCGACTACCAGATCGTAGAACTGGATGAACTCTGATGCCCGACCATATCATGGTGCGCGAGATATTCGGCCCGACGATCCAGGGCGAAGGCGCGGTCGCCGGCAAGCTCTCGCATTTCATCCGGACGTTTGGCTGCTCCTACCGCTGCACTTGGTGTGACAGTATGCACGCGGTCGATCCTGCTTTGAGCCATAAAGCCCACCGGATGACAGCCGACCAGATCGTGGATGCGGTTCACCGTCTGCGCGCGCCGGCCCCCTGGGTGACACTGACCGGGGGCGACCCGGTCGATTGGGATTTGACCGCCGTCGTGGTGCCGCTGAGCGACTACAAGATTGCAGTGGAAACTCAGGGAGCATTCTGGCAGGAATGGCTCGAATACTGCCATCTCGTCACCGTGTCGCCCAAGCCGCCGTCATCGGGGATGGCCGATCGGCTCGATCCGGCGATCCTGCAAAAGTATTTTGCCCGGTTGCGCGCGCGCATGGTGCTTAAAATCGTCTGCTTTGACGATGCCGATCTGGACTTTGCCGAGCGTATTCATCGGTTCCTGCCCGACGTGCAAATGTATCTCTCGGCCGGCACCGATATTAGTGCCGCGCTGCCCGCCGTCGCGGTCATCAAGCGGTATCACTGGCTGGCCGAGGCCGTCATCAAGCGGCCCCGGCTAGCGAATTGCACGGCCCTTCCGCAACTTCATGTTCTCGTTTGGGGCCAGGAACTTGGCCACTGAAGGATAATCGATGGTTGATCGACAACTGAAAGATGCGCACGAGGACAACGTCCTGACGATGCTGTGCTGGGACTTTGATCAAGCCCCGACCATTGCCATGCAGGTCACGGCCGAGATGTTCTCGACACGGGAATATCAGCGTATCGCGCAGTTCGCGCTGGACCATATTGCGAAATACGGCGTGCCTCCGCGTGGACATCTGCGCGATTATCTCGAAAAGGAACTCCGCCATCGCGACGGGGAGTTCCTACGCAATATCATCAATAACATGGAGAAGCTGCATCCCGGTTTACAGAGCAAGCCGGTTCAAGACGCACTGGACAAGTTCATCGCCAAGCGCAAGATGATGATGTCGATGGATACGGCCTACGACGCGCTCAATAACGAAGACATCGAGGGCGCGCGCGAAGCGCTGGCTGTGGCCGGTATTGTGATGAAGTTGCCACAAGGCGTCTGGCTACATGAGACCGAGCGGTGGTTCTCGTTTCTCAATAAGAAGGAGGGCTTCGAATTTTCCTCTGGGATCGATGATCTGGACGAGCGCGGCATCCATCCCGATCGCGGCGAAGTCTACCTTCACATGGGGCCGCGCAAATCCGGCAAGACATGGGCGCTGATCCAGATTGGCCGCCGCGCGGTCCAGGCGCACAGTGATGTCCTGCATATCACCCTGGAAAACTCAAGCACGATCACGCAGCAGCGCTACACGCAGGCGTTCTTGCAGTTGACCGTCGAGCAGGCGCGGACGATGCGTGTCCCGCTCTTCGTCTTTGATGCAGTGGGCCGGTTCCGGCTGGACTTCAAGGATCAGATCGATACGGTGTCGCTTATCGACAAGACACCGGGATCGCTGGCACAGGCGATCGAGCCGTATCAGTTTACCGGCAAGCCGGGATCACCGGGTAAGCTGCTGGTGCAAGAGTTCTCGACTGGCACGCTGACGATCGGCCAAATCAACAATCTGCTCGATCATCTGGAGCGCAGCGAAGGCTTCAAACCTCACATGCTGATCATCGATTACATCAATCTGATGGATATCGGCGACGTGCGGCAGCACCGGCTGTCGCTGGGCCGGATGGGCGTGGCGCTGCGCGGGATCGCCGTGCAACGCAATATTGCGCTCGTTACCGCGACGCAGACCAACCGCCAGTCGGCGACAGCCAAGACGGTGACGGGCACGCATATCGCGGAGGACTGGTCGCTCTTGGGCACCGTTGACACGGCTGTGACCTATTCGCAATCCCAGGACGAACGCGGGCTGGGTATAGCACGGGTATATGTCGATGCGGCGCGCAATGCACCGGATAAATGGAGCGCGACGATCACGCAGTCCTATGCGACGGGGCAGTTCTGTATCGACAGCACGTACATGACCAAAACGGTGACCGATGAAATCGCACGACAGTTTGACGACGGGGACAACGCCCCCCGACGAGCCATGGCGGCAGAATAGCCCCGAGCGCATCTGGCTGGAGCCGGAATGCTGCGCGGACCCGAGCATTGGCCAGCAATGGTGCCAGGACAATGTGTGGCTCGGCACGTGTGAGGATGGTGTCGAAGCTACGGAATATATCCGGGCCGACCTCTGTGGGAAAATATGTGGAGAAAATGTGGAAAAGCGGGGATAAATGCCGACTTCTCCCGAAGCCATCAATCGCTTCCTCACGGCCCAACCGAAATTAACGATTGATATCAAGGCGAAAGATGCGACTTGGTGCTTCGATCTGATCGCCAAGATCGCCAACGGTGCGGAACCCCGCTTCCGCACCCCTCCCCGACTTTCGCAAATCCAGGGCCTCGCCTTTGGCATCTGGGCGCAGCGCGTGCTGTGGTACTGGGACCCCAGGACCGGCAAGACCAAGCTCTCGCTCGACTGGCTTTCGTTCCTGCGGGCGACAGGCAAAGTCCAACGGGCGCTGATCATCGCGCACGCCCCGATCGGCATCGATGAGTGGGAGAGCCAGTACCGCGTTCACAGCGCGCTCGACATCCGGTTTGTCCGATCGGGGCCAGGGGCTTGGGACGAATTGTGCGACGCGCTGGGAAGCTCGGCCGACGCGGTCTGCACCACATGGTCCACGCTACAGGTACTGTTTTCCGAGATACGGGAAGTCGCCCGAGGGGCGAAAAAGGGGCGTAATAAGCGCTATCCCGATTATCCGAAATTGCGGGCTACAGCCGAGTTCTTCGACTGTGTGATCATCGATGAGATCCACAAGGCGATGAACGACGAGGCGCTGCGCTTTAAGATCGCCGTCGAACTTGTCCAGCACTGCCGCTGGCGGGCCGGTCTCACCGGTACACCGTTTGGCCGCGATCCCTTTGTGCTTTGGGCCGAGGCTTTTCTGATGGATGGCGGCGAGAGCCTCAGCACCGCCCGGCGCTTTTTCGAAGAGGCCTTTGGCGTCCGTCAGTTCCTCCCCTTTAGGGGCGTGCAATACGTCTTCCCCAAACCCGGCAGCAAGGAACACGTCCGCCGGATGGACATCCTCAAGGGCAAACTCAGGCACATGATGATGTCGCTGTCGCTGTCGGAAATCCAAGACACCAATGTCAGTTCGAACGTCATCGAACTATCGATGCTGCCCAAGCAACGCGCCGCCTACCGCCGCGCGCTCAACGGCTATATCGAACTCTTGAAAGAGCAGAAGATCAGCCGCGTTGCG